CATAGCAAATATTATTGGGCAAGCCTGTGTTTTAGTTCCAGGCACCAACGTGTTAATTATGTCGCCTAATTATAGACTATCTCAAATTTCTTTCGACCTTCAACGTAGTTTAATTAAACACTTTAATTTAGAAGTAAGTAGGGATAATGCTAAAGATTCTATTATAGAACTATCAAATGGTTCTACAATTAGAATGGGTTCGGTAAATCAGGTAGACTCCGTTGTTGGTCGTTCTTACGACCTAATTATATTCGACGAGGCGGCTCTTACAGATGAAGGGGAAAATGCCTTCAATATCGCCCTACGCCCTACACTAGATAAACCTAATAGCAAAGCTATCTTTATTAGTACTCCCCGTGGCAGAAATAACTGGTTCGCTAAGTTCTACGAAAGAGGATTTAGCAAAGAATTTCCAGAGTGGGTCTCTATACACGGTACTTATATGGATAACCCTAGAGTAGATGATAGAGATATTCAAGAAGCTCGCAAAACTATGAGCGACGCAGAATTTAGACAAGAGTACGAGGCAGACTTTAGCACATTTGAAGGTAGAATCTGGGAGTTTAACTTTGAGACACAGGTTAAAGATCTATCAGAGTTTAACTATAAAGGTATGGATGTCTTTGCGGGGATGGACGTAGGTTATAAAGATCCAACCGCACTAGCTGTCTTTGCTTATGATAGTGTAAATGACATTTACTATCTACTAGCAGAGTATCTAAGCCAAGAAAAAACTACACAGAAGCACGCAGAAAGTATACAGTATTACATTGACAAGTATGATATAGACATGATCTTTGTAGACTCTGCCGCGGCTCAGTTTAGAGCAGACTTAGCTGCTGACTATGGTATATCTACTATTGATGCCAAGAAATCAGTTCTCGATGGTATCGCCCATGTGGGCGCAGTTATCGACAATAATAAACTTTTCGTGCATCAGGACTGTGTAATGAGCCTAAAATCCCTAGAAGCATATCGTTGGGACCCTAATATTAATTTATTAAAAGAGAAGCCTTTGCATAACAGTGCTTCTCACTCAGCCGACGCCATAAGATACGCACTGTATTCATATACTAGCAATTTTAGTGGATTCTAGGAGCTGTTAAATTTTACGTTTGACATTAATCTTAAGGCACTATAGAATTATAATATAAATGGTAAGGATTCAAGAGTGGAAAAATACTCAGAGCTAAAACGAGCTAGTGTCAAGTATATTAGGGATGCAGCAAAATCGGCTTATCGTAAAGATGATCATTGCTGTGTTTGTGACACCATCGAAGAGCTTCAACTACACCACTATGCTTCTCTAGCGGATCTCTGGACCACCTGGTGCAGAAAAAATAAAATCAGAGTAGAGTCCGTTGAGGATGTACTAGCTGTACGAGATCAGTTTATAGCACAGCACTATGATGAGCTCTACCATGATGTAGTAACTTTGTGTAAGACACATCATCAAGAACTCCATCAGGTTTTCGGAAAAGCGCCAGCTCCTGGCTTGGCTAAGGCTCAGGATAAATGGGTCGCATTAAAAAGGCGTAAATGGCTCAACAAAGAATCTTTAAAAACTTAAGTACTTATGTAGAAAAGTTAAACCCCGGCCAACGTTGGATACAGTCCGATTCCGGTACTACAATAGATCCTGCGCCTACTACACCGTTTACGTACTATGAGCGCTTAGGCGTTGTACAACGTGGTGTAAATATGATAGTAGATGCTGCTTCTCAAGTTGATATAATACTTCCAAAAGCTGTCATAAGACAAGACAGTCCTCCCATCAAAAATGTAAGAGCTTCTAGAGTTGAAGCGGTACTAAACAGCGAACCCAATCCTTTTATGGATATATCAACGTTTCGTAGGCTTATATTTACTGACTTGGTTGTAGAAGGAAATGCGTTTATCTACTTTGACGGCAGCCACCTGTACCATTGCCCAGCTCACCTTATGAGTATTGAAACAGATAGCTCTACATATGTATCCGGGTATACACTACAGACAATAAAGTATAGCCCAGAAGAAATTATACATATTAAAGATAACGCTTTAAGAAATATCTATAGAGGATCTTCTAGACTTACATCAGCGTTAAATAATATGGTGTTGCTATATAGAATGATAGCTTACCAAGATAAGTTTTTCCAGAACGGAACAATACCAGGTCTAATCCTAAAATCTGAAAACTCGCTAAGCGATAAGCTAAAACAAAAAATGATTGATAGTTGGCTTAGATCGTACGCGCCAGACAATGGAGGCAAAAGACCTTTAATTCTAGATGGCGGGTTAGAGTTAGATAGACTTTCTAATACTACTTTCCAGGAACTTGATTTTGAAAATAGCATTAAAGTACAAGAAACAGCTATTTTAAAAGCTTTAGGTGTCCCACCGATCCTACTAGATGGCGGAAACAACGCAAATATTAGACCTAACCAGCGACTGTTTTACATTGAAACCGTAATTCCTCTAGTAGATAAACTAATAAAAGGACTAGAGAGATACTTTGGGTACAAGCTTTTACCGGATAACGATATTCCAGGTATGCAGCCAGAACTTCAAGAGCAAGCATCCTACGCGGTTAGTCTGGTAAATGCTGGCATCCTTACACCAAACGAAGCTAGGGAGTCTTTAGCTTTTGAGAAGTCAAAAGACCCCGAAATGGATAAGATTAGAGTGCCTCAAAATATAGCTGGTTCCGCCGTAAATCCCTCCGTGGGAGGCCGACCACCAGAAGCGAAGGATAAATGAACAGAACAGCAGCAATGGCCAGAACAGTGGCTGAGTACTTTATAGAGAATAATATCGATCCAGATACTGTTACTATGGAGGAATATACTAAGGGCTCTCCACCGTATACGGTAAATAGATTAAAAATTTACTTTATGACTTTTAGAAGAGCAATGCTTCAAGTTAAGGCTCAAATACAGCGGGTAAAAAGCCGGACGCCTACCGCGTCAGTTAAAAAGTCACCATTAGTTAAAAAGCTTGTGACTAAGAAGGCTCCAGTAGCCCCAGGGAAAACAAGTAATGGTGAAGTATAGGGGGCAAAATATCAGCCTAGTACCTTCCGATGGTATGAAATCTGAAGCCGAAAGAGCACTAGCTTGGAAAGCAGACGGTAAGCGTGGAGGCACTAGAGTAGGTTTGGCGCGAGCTAATCAACTAAAGAATAAAACTGAACTCTCACCTAGTACGGTTAGAAGAATGTTCAGTTTCTTTAGTCGCCATGAAGTAGACAAGCAGGCCCAGGGGTTTAGTCCCGGAGAAGAAGGGTATCCTTCACCTGGTCGGGTTGCTTGGGCTCTATGGGGCGGTGATGCTGGGTTTAGTTGGTCAAGAGCTAAAGTAGCCACGATGGACCGACTAGACGGAAAAAAGAGCATGGAAGAAGACGATGAGGAAGATAGCGAAGAGGACGAATACGGCCCCTCATACATTGCTCCCTACTTACTAGATATTGCCGATATAGGTAAAAAATTACATGATATGCTAGGAGATGAGGATAATCTACCTGGCCATATTATTTCAAAGGTTATACTAGCAACTGATTATATTCGTGACGCACGTGACTATATTAAGTCAGAAGGATACGAAAAACAACTAGACGAAGAGTACGACTACGAAGGAGAAATGGCTAAATCCGAAATTAGGATTATGCTAAATGCCGTAGAAGAAATTAACGGCATGCTCTCAGAAGAAGTTAGCTTACCTATGTATGTCGTATCTAAAGTCATGTTAGCTTGTACTTATGTAAAAGACTCGTACGAATACCTAAAACAAGAAATGCAAAAAGCAGCCCCTGAAGATCTAAAAACGGGCGACTATGTTTCTTGGAATTCTAGTGGTGGAACTGCTCGCGGAAAGATTAAGCGTGTAGTAAAGAACGGAGAAACAGGTATACAGGGCATTAGTGGAACACCAGAAGATCCCGCTGCAGTAATTGTTGTTTGGAGAAAATCTGGTGATAAGTATGAAGCGTCAGATGTAGAAGTAGCCCACAAGTTTTCTACTCTAAGAAAAATAGAAAGTTTAATGAAACAGGATAAAATCTATACACTAATGTCGAAGATCAAGTCCGTTTCGGAAGACTCTTCGACTATCACAATTCGGGGAATGGCATCTACTACAGATAGAGATCGCGTAGGAGATGTAATTGAATCTGAAGCTTGGACTAAAGGGGGAACGGATAACTACTTACGCAACCCTATTATATTATTTAATCACGACCATAATAGACCAATAGGCCGCGGAACTGCTTTACGTGTTACGGATAAAGGACTAGAAATTACTGCTAAAATCAGTAAAGCTGATCCTTACATCGCCAAACTTATCGCAGACGGTATATTAACTACTTTCTCGGTTGGGTTTAAAGTAAAAGATGCAGACTATATTCGGGATACCGGAGGTTTGTTAATTAAAGATGCAGAGTTATATGAAGTATCGGTAGTATCAATACCTGCTAATGCATCGGCAGAGTTTAATATCGTAAAATCCTACCAGTCAATGGAGGAGTTTAGAAAAGGGCTCACGCCCGATCTTTCTACCAATGTAGAACATCAAGAGGTCAAGTCCTCTTCTAAGGAAATAATCATGGATGAAGAACTAAAGAAGCTTATCGCAAAGGCTGCTGCAGACGCCGTAAAAATGGCAGAAGCAGAAAAAGTTGCTGCTGATAAAGCTGCAAAAGAAGAAACTGCAAAGCTTAAAGGCATCACGGATGCCGTAACAGAAACTGTTGTAAAAGCTGGTGCTTCGCAGACAGAAAAACTACTTGACGAAGTCAAGAAAACTTTCAATGAGAAACTTGCTTCTACAGAAGCTGAGTTTGCAAAGAAAACAACAGATCTAGAAGCTGCTCTACGTGATCGTTCAGAAGAGCTCAAGAATCTTCGTGAGTCAAAGCGTACATTTATTGGCTCACAGCCTGGCTCTGACTGGCAAAAAGCTTTCCTACCAGATCTACGTGCTGCTTACCTCATGAACGCAGTGATCAAAGGAAAAGGTGGATTCGATACTAAGTTCGGTAAAGAAATCGTTGAAAAAGCTGTGAACACAATGTCCAGCGTTGCTGCTCCTTCTCTAAGCGTTGAAGCATTTGAAACAACAGTCTCTGCTGATATCGAACGCGATATCCAGCTTGGCTTAGTCCTTGCTCCTCTCGTTCGTGAAATCACAATGAGAACAGCGGTGATGGCAATGCCTATCCTTCCTGACGCTGGATATGCAGAATTCATCAGTGCAAAAGCATACGGCACAGCACCATACACAGCACCAGCTCCAGACGGCTCTTTAGAAATACGTAGTGATGGTACTGCAGCTGGTTCTCCTTACAGCGGTGTAGACCTAACAAGCAAGACACTAAGCACTAAGAAACTTATGTCTCTCAGCTACCTAGCAAACGAAACAGAAGAAGATACAATTCTTGCCATTCTTCCTCTAATTAACGAGACAATGGTACGTATGCACCAGCGCTCAGTAGAGCATGCTATGCTTCTTGGTGGGCACTCAACTAGCTTACTCAGCAATTCTTTCTCAGGATTTGCTCAAGGCGCAGCTGACGCAAGTACGGAACTTAGCTTTGGAGCTTCTGCTAGCTACAAGCTAACAGCCGCTGACCTAATGGGTCGTCGTAAAGCTATGGGCAAGTACGGCATCACCCCTGGCGATGTATATTACATCGTATCTCAGCAAGGATACTTTGATCTTCTAGAAGACCCCGAGTTCCAGGACATGAACCTTGTTGGCAATAACGCAGTTAAGCTCACAGGCGAAATTGGACAGGTATATGGAAGCAAAGTTCTTCTCTGCCCCGAGTTTAAAACAGCTGCATCAGGAGCCGTTTATGCTCTTGCTCTAAACCCAAGGAACTTTGTAATGCCTCGTCTTCGTGGCGTAACGCTTGAGTCTGAGTACATTGCACGTCTTCAGCACAGAGAACTTATTGCTACACAGCGTTTAGGTCTTGAAACTATTATCACGAACGCTAAGTCTTCAGCTTCAATCAAGTACGCAAGCTAATCTAAAAGGGAGCCTTGAAATATAGGCTCCCTTATAAATCAGGCCCAATGGGATAATTATATATATCTCATTGGGCCTTTTTATCGAGGGTCTACCTCAGTACGTTAAGGATACTAATGGCAAATTTAGTAACAAAAGATAACTATAAAATGTACAGAGGAATTTCTGGTACTAACGAAGATCCACGACTGGATATTCTTATACCCGCAGTTTCTCAAGTAGTTAGAACGTATTGTGGTAGATCCTTCATTGATTTTTATGGTACTAATAAAGAAGAGAAATTTTCATTTACTTGGGGCCAACCTTCTGTATTTCTAACAGAGATACCTATCGTAAACGTAGTATCAGTTCTAGAGTTAAACGAGGGTAGCCAAACGGATTATACTACTCTCACTTCCGGCACACACTATATTGTAGACACTACTTATGATGCTATTTATAGAATAGAAGATGGTAGAACAAAAAATTGGACTATTGGTATTGATGCAGTAAAAGTAACATATCGTGGTGGCTACGCTTCCGTGCCAGATGACCTAGAACTTGCTTGCTTTGATATACTTACATATTATCTCAAAGAGCAGTATCTTCCAGAGAAAAATCACTCTTCATTTAGTATAAGATTTAACACAGATAAAGCAGATTTTCCCCCTCATATAAAAAGAATCTTGGATATGTATAGAGATGTCTGAGAAGGTATTTACAGTACATCATAAAACTAGGGAATCATTCTTTAGCGCTTTGAAGGTACAGGCGACAAGAGAGTATGCACGCAATAACAACGGAATATTAGAAGAATATGATCCAGATGAGGACACCCCTCTAGCCTCCGTAGTTCGAAATATTTTAGCAAAAGACTTAAGAACATATCCCGCTCTAGAAGTATTCTATGAGGGGACAGAGCCCTTAGACCCTAACAGCCTAGCGGATAGATATAGTAAAACGGATGTTAAGGATCTAGAAAACTTTCAAAGTAACTTGATTTTTGTAGAATCAGAAGATGGAAAAGGTGTAGCCTGGAAAAAATGGTCTGCTTCTTATACTCGTTTAAGCGGAAAAGTAGAAACTAAAAGCGAGTATATGTCTGTCAGAAAGAAAATAAGCAGTACGCTTATAACAGCTTCTTTACGAGATCTAGGCAGCAATGAGCCTTTTGAAGTTACAGCAAATGAACTATTTAACTTTTTTAAGAAAAAATGGAGAGAAGCCATAGCGGCAGGAGGGGTTAACCTTAGTATTGCGTCAGGAGCAGGAAACCCAGTGTACATTGTTCTGCTAGATGAAAATGGAGTAGAAAAGTATTTATTAAAAAGCAAGATTGCCGCCCTAGGCTTTAGCCCTATACTAGCAAAAGCTAAAAATGCTAATCTAAATGTTAAGTTTGGAGATATAAAAGCAGCGCTAAAAAGTAAACTACTGCCAATAAGTAAATTACCGGATGGTACTACTGAAACCGATAGGTATGCAGAAATAGATAGCTCTACAGGGGCATATCCTATTACTATTATACCAAATGATACCTTACAAACGGTAGAAGTAGACGAAGATGCTCAAAGTAGCCTTGAACAAGGTATAGAAAAAATAAGTAATTTACCACCAACGGCTATTGGGCACACAGAAAGCGTCTCTGCAGACAAACAAAAGTATTTTATTCAGGTGCTAAAAGATACGTTATCCAAGGATATAGAAGGTGTTTTAAGAGATAGTGCCCCAGAGTCTGAGGACTATCAAATCGCATTAATAGCAAAAAAATACATAGAAAAGTGGCTATTAGCAGCAGAAGAAACTTTAAGGATTACTAGACTTGTTGGTAGAAACTTTTCTGATAAGGCTTTTGAATTTAAAAAAGGCGTTAAGGTAAAAGATATTTACGAAGAAATTAAAAATAATAAAAATTTACTTACTAAAAATGTAGACGGCACCGAGTACTTAGGCTTTTATAGTATTATAAACACTGAAACTGGCTTTAGTATTACTAAAAATGAAGGAATTTCTAAAACTATAATGAAGTTTCCTTTAGGAAGCCGGGTTTTCGTACCCCTATTAGCTTCAAATAACTCAGGGGTAAACTCACAGCTAGAGGCTCACGCATTAAAGATACTAATAGCCATTATAAATGTAGAAAGATCTCCCCCTTTAATTACTAGAGTTTTAACTACGGCTATATCAAAAATATTTGATGATCCTAAGCTTGCAAACTATGTAAAGAAGTATACTGGTATTAAAAAAACAAAAAAGAAATTATTTGTACCTCTTGTAAAAATAAAAAAGTTAAAAAGACCAGCAAAGTTAAAGCGGTTAAAAGCTCCCAATGTTCCTAAAAGAAATGCAAAGAATGCAGGCCGTAGACAAAAAACAGTACGGCCAACGTCAGCAGGGTACTCTTCTTCACAGCAGACATACTCTAACTTTTCTGTACTAGACGTAATTAATGCTAATATATACCAGGCAGTAAAAGAGCAAATGACTGGTGAAGGTACATTACAATATAGAAGTGGTAGGTTTGCTAAAAGTGTAAGAGCAATTGACGTCAGTGACAATACTTTAAGTTTTACTTATATGAAAAGGCCTTATGAGGTTTTTTCAGGAGATTCAGGGGCTTCCCCATGGAACTCGGTACCTAAAAGGGACCCTGCAGCTATTGTTGATGCGGCTATAAAATCCCTTGCAGGTAAAAAACTTATATCAGGAATAGTGGCGGTAACTGCCAGATAATTAAAGGTTTGCATATGGTAGTAGTATCAACAGGAAGACTTTACTCAACTAGGCGACAAGCAATTGTTAAGTCTTTGATAGATTTATTAGGTAATATAAATGGTGCCGGGGATTATGAATCAAGAGACTTAAGGGATCGAGTCTATGGTACATTAAAGTTTTTTTCGGATCTTACAGACTTTCCTGCTGTTTGTGTTGTGGCAGGAACTGAGGTTAGAGGTTACAAAACAGCAGGGTATAGGGATAGATATCTAGATGTAAAAATAGTTATATTTGTACAAGAAGAAAATGCCCTAGATACTTGTGAGTTATTACTACAAGATATTGAGTCTTTAATAGAAGAAAATGGTAGACTTGCCTATACAGATAGGCAAGCAAATTTACAGCACACACACGATATAACAATTATGTCTATATCTACAGACGAAGGAACTCTTGAGCCTATTTCTATAGGAGAAATGTCTTTAAGAGTTCAATACTAAATTTAGTTTAAGCTATACTAAGTTTAGCTAGGAGAAATAAATGGCTATATTTTTAAAGAGGGATACAAAAGTATACCTTGAGAAAACACTAAATAGCGTTTCAGTACTCTGGGAAATCCCAGTAATGGATGGCTTTAGCTTTTCTCAAGGAAATACTACCTCAGAAGTTACACTAAATGAAATGGCTGGTGTTGGCGGGTACTCTAAGCGTGGTCGTAGAATGTTTAACGATGCTCTTGCTCCTGCTGAGTGGTCCTTTTCAACCTACATAAGACCCTTCAAGTCTACCCTAGCTTATAATGCAGGAGCTACTGCCGGGTCAGGGGCTGGAAGTGGCGCAACCTCTAATAACCATCACGCTATCGAAGAAATTCTATGGGCAAACTTTGTTGGTAAAGCCGGCTGGAGTCAAACAAACACTGGTATTGCAACTTTTACAGGTGCAACTCCAGTTACAATTACAGGTGGAGTAATTGGTACATACGAAATTGACCAAGGTGAATATACAACAAGCGGCTCAGGTTTTGGCGCAACCTTTAGAATTAACGTTACAGGAGCTACGGCTGCTACAATAGCTATTGTAAACCCTGGGTCAGGTTATGCAGTAGGCGACACTATTACAATCCCTGCTGCTACTATTGGAGCTACAACTCTAGTAATTTCGGCCATAGCCACGCTAGCTACAGAAACTACTGCTTATGATACAGAGTTAGAGAACTTTGTAAGAGATACAACAGACTTAAATATCTACTCAACAGGCGCAAATACTGTTGAATTAGGTACGTTTAACTTGTACTTTGTAATGGGAGCAACTAACGCAGCTAGTATGAACTATTCGGCGAGCCCAACACTAGAGATTTATAAGCTAACTGGTTGCGTTATAAACGAGGCTACTATAAACTTTGAGGTAGATGGTATCGCTATGATTGATTGGTCCGGCACAGCTTCTCTTCTAGATAGTAGTACAACTACATTTGATGCTAGACCCGCTATTAACGAAGCAATTTCTAGTACTTCTAACTTTATTAGAAATAAACTAACAGCCTTAACTGTGACTGCAAGAAACACGACTGCGTATCCTGGCGCAGGAAGTGGTGTATATAACGTTGTTCTAACAGGCGGATCTATTACTTTCTCAAATAACATCACATTCTTAACTCCAGAAGTTTTAGGTATTGTTAACCAGCCTATCGGGCATATCACAGGTAACAAAACTATTTCTGGAAATTTCACAGCTTATGTAGACTCTGGCACCAATGGAGATAGTGGAGATTTATTTGATGATATGACAAGCACCAATGCTAGAAGTATAATCACAAACTCCTTTAACCTAACCTTTAGAATTGGTGGCACCACAGGAACGCCTAGACTTGAAGTTAACCTACCTACAGCGCATATGGAGATCCCAACCATACAAAGCGAAGACGTTATCTCTATTGATGTAGCTTTCCACGGATTGCCATCAGCAATTACACAAAGCGATGAGTTTAATCTAACTTATGTAGGCGCATAAAAATTTTACTTGACTATAGCAATAATGTCACTTATACTAGGATGAATAGTTTATACTATTCATCCTATTTTTTTATACAAGGAGTAAATATGCAAATAACATCAATGCTAAAAGACAAAATCGAAGCCTGGATCGAGGTCGCAGGCTACCCAGGGTTTGAGGTACACCTAAACTACTTGGCCCGCACAGAAATCGATAAGATTAGAAAAAAAGCAACAACGTCAAAGTTTGATAGAAGAAGTCACCAAAAAGTAGACGAGGTTGACTCTGATCTTTTTGTTGCTACACTAGTTAAAAGCTGCATCAAAAATTGGAAAGGATTTACGCTAGAGTACTGCGCGAAACTCCTTCCTATCGAATTACCAGAAGGCGTAGACCCAAAGGTAACGGACATAGAGTTTACAGAAGAAAATGCCCAAGCACTAGTAAAAGAGTCCCCTGAGTTTGACACCTGGCTAAATGAGGTGATCTTTGATTTAGACCATTTTCGTAGTTCAAAGTAAACTAAATATAATAGAAGAACTAAAAAGATACTTAAAACAAGGTAAGGTCAGCAAAGATAACTATATTAAAATTAGGGAAGAACTAGGAAAACCCATAATTTATGAAGATATGCCTCTTGACGCCTCAGATCTTCATGAGGATACCCAGCTAGCTTTTTCTATATATGGACGGCTTGGAAATAGAATATACGAATCAGTTGGATTTATAGGTAAGGATATGACTATCCTTCCAATGATTGTTAAGTACTATGAAATTATAGATATTGAGTTCTTAGTAGATTTGATAAACATTATAGATGAGTATCAAATAGAAAAGTCTCAAAAGGCTATAAAAGAGTCTCTTGACAAGATAAAGAAAAAGTAAATGAATTATAATATTAGCGCTAATATCAAAGTAGCAGCAGATGGTACTCAAACTGTTGTACATCAGACGCAGAAGATAGCTGATAACCTAGATGCTGCACAAAAAAGTGCTAGTAAATTAAATCAAGCTTCTAAAGGTAGAACTGGTGTACAAAGCTTAGCTTCCCCTGGTGGAGGCGGAGGCAGAGGCGGCTCAGGAGGAGGCGGCAGCGGTGGCGGAGGTGGAGAAGATCCACGCTCTTATAGAGGCAATCGTGGTGCTGCTGGTCTTCGTGGCGCAGCAGGTAGAGATTTTGCGGGCTTAGCTGTAGCTGGTGGAAATACTACAGGTTTAGTAGCCGCTTACGCCACTCTCGCGGCAAATATCTTCGCTTTAACCGCTGCCTTCAAAGCCCTGTCTGACGCTGCTAAAGCTGTTCAGCTAGAAAAAGGCTTGGAGCAAATAGGTGCAATGTCAGGCAGAACGCTTAAACCTATCGCTAAAGACGTTAGGGAATTAAGTGGATTTGCCCTATCCACAGTAGAATCTATGAAAACAGTAGCTTCTGCTACTGCGGCCGGTTTTAGCGGTGATGAAATCTCTAGATTGACAAAAGTAGCTAAAGGGGCTTCAACAGCTCTTGGTAGAGATCTTTCAGACTCTATGGATCGTCTTACACGCGGTACAATTAAACTCGAACCAGAATTGCTGGACGAACTTGGTATCATGACTAGGTTAAACGATGCTACAAAAAGGTACGCGCTAGAAAATAATAAAACGGTATCATCTCTAACACAAACAGAGCGCAGACAAGCTTTCCTAAATGCTGTCCTAGCAGAAGGTGAGCAAAAGTTTGGTGGTATTGCTGATAGCGTTCCTGTATCACAATTTGATAAACTAGCTGCTACTATCAAAGACTTTGGTACTGCTGGTTTAAAATTAATAAATGACGTCTTAGATCCATTATTAGGTTTATTAATTTCTTTCCCTGTTTTAGCTCTATTACCGCTAGCTACAATGTTCAAGCTTACATTTAGTAAGCTTTTACCTGACATGGATAGCTTTGTAGACAGAGCTGCACAAAAAGTAACTGACTTTGATCGTACTATAAATAAAGCACGCGCTAAGCAAGGACAAAACGCCCAAAAAGATATGGGTATACTAGATAAGTATTCTGATTACCAAAAGCCAGGTTCTTCTAAAATTTTTGATAGAGCCAGCCAAATCGAAAAAAATTATGACTTGGGTGGTGGTAATGATATGAAAACTCTACGTAGTCTAGAAACAAAAACTGCATCTTCTTTAGTAGATTTAGAGAAGAAAAAAGATGCTGCTGTAGGCCCTAGAAAAAAAGCTTTACAGGATGAAATAAATCTAAGAACCCAAGTGCTTAAAATGGTTCAAGAAGAGATTGCATTAGAGAAAACTCTTACAAAGTTTAAATCTACAAATATAGCATTACTTGGACAGCAAACAGCTTTACAAAATCAAGCAAGTAGGGCTAAGCAATTTGATGTAGACTTAGCAACCTCTTCTGGGTTTGATCAATTAAAAACGGTGGCTAAATCAGTTGGAGGCTCATTAAAACAAGCCTTTGTAGATTGGGGAGACACTGCTAAAAAACAACTTGATGAAACTGGTAATAGAAGTACAGGACTGAATCGTAAACTTGCCTTTATTGGTCCTCTAATGCGTACTGCAAGCGTAGGATTTGTAGGTTTTGGTGCGGCAGCCAGTATGGCTCTTAAGGGCATAGAAGCTTCTCTTGGTACAATTTTTCTTATTATTACTGTAGCTACTTTAGCTTTCCAAGCGTTTATAGCAATAGCTGATTTTGTTACAGGGAATACAGGGGAGCGTAAAGCTGCTAGGGATGACTTAACTGCAACTTACGATACCTCGGTAAAGCTAGTAAAAGAAGCCCAAAAATTTAGGCAAAATAATGATTTTGCTAGCGCCATAAATGCTGCTGTTAATAGCATGATTGCTTTGGTTGATGCCTATGAAAAATTTGAAAGTGCCAAAGCTCCTAACTTATTCGATCAAATTGGATCTGGATTGTCAAGTTTCTCAAATATATTTAACGACACTAGAACTGAAACTCAAAAATTAAAAGATGATTTTGATGGGTTATACTATAGCCTAGATGGATTATTTTTTAAGTTTAGCGACGAAGAATTTGATTTTATCAGTGGAATAAGAAATAGCCTAGAAGGTCTAGGGCCTTCAGTAGTTGATAAGTTTCAAAAAACTATTAAAGGTATGGTAGAAGGTGGAGCATCTACCCAAGCTATAACAAAATTTACTAAAGATTTTGCTTTAAAAACTAAACCAATACTAGATGTTTTTACTGATATTGGAAATTCCGCAAAAATAATGAATGATACTATAGGAAAGATTAGAACCCCAGATATCTTTAATGTACCTTATAAGCCTTTTGCAGACGGCTTGGTTGACATTAGTAAGTCTTTAAAGCTTATAGATACAGCTTATAAATCGGCAGGTTTTGATACATCTGAAGCTAAAGCTGGTATTGCCGACAAACTATTAGGCAGCCCAGATGCTTTAGCTGAGCTTGGAAGACTAAGTGGAAAAACTAAACTAATCAAAAGTACGCAGGATGGTATACTTAAGACACAGTTAGCAATTAGCGCTTTAGAAAAAATTAAGTCTGATAGAGACTTAACAGGGCAAGAAGTTATACAATTAGACAATTTAAATAAGCAGTTAACTACCCAAAAAGGTACAATTGCTGATATTGTTGATGATAATCTTGTTTTAAAAGTACAAACAGAAGCATATGCCGAAATACTTGGTCAAGCTAATTTAAAGCTAGCTCAAATGAGACAGACTTATGGAGATTTAGCCGCAAATGCATTAAAGCAAACAAACTCTATTGCAAAAATGAATAGAGATATTAAAAACTTAAATAAATACAATACTACTGACCTTGGTAAAACTTACTCTGATATAGAAGGAGTAAGAAATGCTAAAGAAATGTATGATATTGCAGTCAGTACTGCTAAGATAAAAAAAGAGGTTATACGCCAAGAAGCAGCTTTAATTAAAGCGCAAACAACTTTACAGCTTGCTCTACAAAAAGAGAAAATCGGAGAAAAGTTTGGTATAAATATGGATGCTGTGGATATGAGTGCTGCTATTAAAAACCAACAAATTATAAGCAATATGACGCCAGAAGTTAGAAATATATATAATTTAATGACTGAGGTTGACAGAAGTATGCGGTCTCTGTTGACAGTTACAGACGATGTTACCGTTGCTAGACAAGCTGCAGTGGACTTAGAGGTAAAGGCTGCTAAAACTACTTATAACCTTGCAGTTGCACAAACTGGTGCAAATATGCGTCAAGAGGTAAGTCTAGAGTACCAAATAGGGCAACAAAAAACTCTACTAGACTTAGAGAGACAAAGACGAGACTTAAATGCTGAATTAGCTGGTATAATATTAGATAATGATAAAGCCAGGGCAGAAAGAGCTGCTAGAGTGCAAGGTAAAGATGGTTTATCGAGACAGCAACAAATAGACTTTGATAGAGCAGATATGCGTAGAAGTATAGAGGCTCAAAAAAATAGTATAACAAATATAGGCGAGAGCAAAAGTGAAGCTGCAAAATCTTTCGGTGTAATGGGCTTTACAAGGATTAAAAACTATAGAGAAGAAAAAGCAAGTATAAATAATGAAACATATATAAATGACCAAGATCGACTAAACGCTTTAAAGCTGTTAGAAGCTAAATATACTAAGCTAAATGCAGATGCAGGTATACTTTTTATTGAGACAATGAAAAAGTTTGGTCTAGAAACTGAGGCGGCAAAAGCTGCATTAACAGGGCTAGAAGATGCACTAACAGGCAGTATGGATGCCGTGGACGAAATGGCTGCAAAGTTTAGCAATAGACTTAAAGAAACAAAACGTACAGGAAAGCTTGGTTCCGACCCCGTAGGTTCCTTATTATCTGGCATGGGTTTTAGTTTTGGTAGCAATCTTGTTAGCGCACGAGAACAAATTGTAGGTGAATTTGGCACTGGTATGTTTGAAGGACCAGAAGGCGAGCAAAAACTGCAAAGAATGGCACTAGCCTTAGCTGAACAAACTACTCAAGCTAACCTACTTAATGATGCAATGCAACAAGTTGGCGCGAGTGCTGCTCAAGCATTTTCAATTATGATAAGCTCACCTAAGGATGCTCAGCAAGCTTTTAGAGACTTTATTACATCAACGCTAAGTATGATTGCCCAACTACTTATTCAAATGGCAATTATGGCAGCACTTAAAGCAATTATTGACCCTGCGGGTACAGCTGCAGCAGCTGCAGCAGCTCCAGCCGCTGTTGCAACTGCATTTGAAGCAGGAGCAGCAGTATCACAAATGCTTAGCAAAGGTGTAAACATTATGCCTATTGGGCTTGCAGCTGGGGGTGTTATGGGTAGGTCAAAAGGTGTGCAAGGCGTAGTATCCTCTCCAACCTACCTAGTAGGAGAGGGAAAGTATAACGAAGCAGTTGTACCCCTACCCAATGGTCGGGACATTCCAGTCCAATTACATGGAACCAATAGCGGAACAAACAATGTAAGCGTAAACGTTAACATGGCTAATGGCTCATCAAATACACAAATGTCTGGTAATGATGGAGCAAACTTAGGTGCAGCAATTGCACGAGCAGTACAAAAGGAACTACTAGCACAGAAAGCTCCTGGCGGTATCCTTAATAAATACGGAGTAGCATAATGTATTTTACGATTCCAGCAAACTATGGGGGCGGCAGCACCGCTGCTAGAACTATTATGTTGGATAAAGGAATATCCTTAGAATACAAACCAACTACACTTAAGTACTCCTTCGGGGACGGTTATTCATTAACCGTCCCCACTGGTCCTGAAAAACTAAACTTTTCAGGCAGTATGTCAAACAGAGAAAAAACCGAAATAGATGCTATAGTAAACTACTTCACTTTCTTAAAAGGACAAAAAATATATGGATTTAATATACTAGACACTCCTGTTAATATAAAAGTTATAGATTTTAATGTTACCTGGATAAACACAACAATTGGCTCAATAGACGCTACTTTTGACCAAGTATATGATGGGACAGTTGCATGATAACATTTACACTACCTGCAACTACAGAATTTCCAACCGGAAGCAGCAGCTATACTTGGGCAACTGGTCAGTTTACCTCTCCTACTTTAAATGGTTGGAGCCAGACTCCTGGCACTGCAGTAGCTGGACAAAATTTATATATAGCCAGACAAGTATATTCAGATAGTTTAGCTACAACCCCAACTGCCATTACTTGGAATACTACTACAGCAACTAATATTACCCCCGTAGGTAGCTCCGGTATCTCTGGCCAAAGAGTAGGATTCCTAGAATTTTATATCTGGAGCGCTACACGACCTACTACTTTTCCAGGCGGAACTAGTAGTACATATACATGGTCTACAGGAGTTTTTTCAGCTCCAGGTACACCTAGTGGTTGGCTCTTAACCCCCGGGGCCTCTGTAGCAGATCGTACACTTTGGGGTATCTCAATGTACATAGTAGATAGTACCACTAGCGCACAGACAAACGTAACTTGGAACTCTACAACTGTTTACCCTATTGCTGTTTCTAGCGGTAGTAACAGCAGAACCGCGATATTAGATTTATATCGTTGGTACCCTACAGTACCTACTAACTTTCCGTCAACGCTAGTTGTTACGGTAGATAGAAATCCTTCCATATCTAGAAAAGTGCGCTTACTAGAAGAAAAAGTAGACTACAATCCACTATCTATAAGTCGTTTCGATGGAGAAAACGCCGTCACAAAAATGCTAGATTTTAAAATGGCTAGCCTACCAATTGCTACAGCTAAAAGAGTTATTGAGTACTTTAAAAGCTTAAAAGGATCAAAGACTATGGTAGTGTCAGAGGATGGCACAAATGTAAATTATAAAGTAGTATCTTGGAATGTAACCTTAGATTCTTCCTTATACGCAACTATAACTGTTTCATGCGAGGAGCATTTCAATGCCTAATATAAGTACAGAGTTAAATAGACAAATTGTTGATAGCGATTTAGTAGAGCTATTTATGATACAAAATCCAGATAAAACTGCTCCTGCTGCAAGTGCTTTCTTTTGCTTTACTAATTATCATACAACAGTATACTTAAGGGATAAAGAATCTCCCTACACACATAGAGCGTACACTCCGTTTCCTATAGCTTTTAGTGGGTGGGAGCAAAAGTCAGAAGGTGCATACGCAAGACCAAACATACAGGTAGCAAACATACTAGATACACTTTCAACAGGTTTAGGTACTTTTAAATATGAAGACTTACTAGGATTAAAACTTATAAGAAGAAAAACCTTAGCAAAGTATTTAGATACAGGACCTGTTGTAACAAGCGCTGCAGCAGCTCCAGTAGAGTATCCTAGGCATATATATTTATTTGCTAGAATAGATGGCATGAATGCCTCTGTAGTGAGTTTTGAGCTTACCACACCATTTGACTTAGAAGGCGTAGCTATTCCAGGAAGAAAAGTTTACCCATATACATGCTCATGGGCCTACCAAGGGGCAGCTATTGATACTCCTTTTGTGGGTGGTGGTGTAGGAGCCTGTAGCTGGCTATCTACCTCTAATAATAATGGTGTAAATGCTTACTTTGACTCAAATAATAATCTACTAGTAGGTGGTGTAACGGTTGCTACCATCCCAGCCAGTACTTCTGCTCAAGCCGATGGTATATATAAAGTAGCTAAGTCTGGTCTAAGAAGAAAAGAGTTAAATGGCACTACTACTATTGATAATAGTAAGTTTGATTTTTACCAAGTAAAAACTGCGGGTAGCACAGCTTTTAGAAAAGCAAGAGTGTACACAGACTGGAATAGTGGTACTGGTTATTTTGCTTACATTGAGTCGGAGTATGGGGACTTAGTAAAGCATAATAATAAGATATGGTTATGTATACGATCCCACTCCAGTAATAAAGCCCCACAAACAAATCAAGATTACTGGAGAAGAGTTGATGTTTGCGGTAAAAAACTAGAAAGTTGCGCCATAAGATATAAGTCAAAAGCTGCCGCTGCAGCAATTACTGGAGTATCGGAAACTGTAGTAAGTACAACACAAGACCCGTCAAGGAGTTTGCCCTATGGAGGCTTCCCATCTTCCAAAAGATATAATTACTAGTATTAAACTACATGCACACCGTGAGTTTCCTAAGGAAGCTTGCGGTGTAGTTATAGTATATAAAGGTAAGCCAAAGTATGTTGAATGTACTAATATATCTAGTATAGAAGATCATTTCATTATTAATCCAGTACAGTATGCAGCTTTAAGTGATAAAACTTATTTAATTGTTCATTCGCATACAACAGGAAATGAGCCAAGTGAACATGATATTTCTTGTTTAAATACTTTAAGGGTACCATATTTAATATATTATATAGAATCTGACACCTACGGTGTATACTACCCAAAAAATTATAATAAATTAATTGGCAGAGAGTATGTCTTTGGGGAACAAGACTGCTTCGAGGCCGCTAGGGATTGGTATCTCGCTCATGACATAATAGTGCCCCCTAGAAGAAAATGGGTTGACAATTGGTGGGAACATCACTATAATTATATTAAGGATGACATATCACAGTGGCCGCTGAAGCAGGTTGATAACCCAGAGTACGGCGATATTCTTACTTTTAAAGTAGACAGCAGCATAGAAAATCATTTAGGTGTATACCTGGGAGATGATATGTTTTATCATCATGCTGTTAATAGAATGTCCTGTGTAGAGAACATTTACCCATTTTGGGCAGAGTTTTTAGAAAGTATTTACCGTTATGATGGAGCTAGTATTACAAGGCGATCTTGGCGATAGGTTTGGCAGAAATTGGAAAATAGCCGCCGATAGTTATGGTGAGGCGCTTGCCTGTATTGATGCAAACTATCCTGAGTTTAGAAAAGCACTTATTGATCTACATGAAGCCGGTGGGGATCTTTCTATACAAATCGGCGAAAAGTTCGTAGAGTCAAACGAAGAACTTTTTATGCATCTTGGCAGAGATACTATAATAATCACGCCTATTCCTAGCGGTAGTAAATCGGGTAGTGCTAAAGCAATTGTTGGTAGTATACTATTAATAGCTGCAATAATAATGCTACCAGGAGCTATTGGGGCTTATGCCTCGTACAGTGCCGCAGCTGCCGCCGGCGGTATAAGTGGAGCTTTGGCTTCGGGATTTGCCGCTTCCGCTTTAGTTGGCCTGGCGGGTATAGCCGCTATGGGGGGCATAGGCGCTATGCTTCTTGTGGCCGGCTTACAACAAATGTGGGCCCCCGATCCTTCTGTAGACCAAGAAAAAGTTTACTCTTTTGATGGTCCAGAAAATACTGTAGTAGGAGATACTCCAATACCTATTCTTTGCGGAGAAATGATCATAGGTGGTGTAGTTATATCTAGCGGTATTCGTGGTGGCAGTGTTCCTACAAGCGCAGGAACTATTACAGCTTATCCTACTTCCCCTGCCCCTATAGTACCGCCGGGCGCTGGTCAACCCAGTATATTAGATGGGGGTAACGGAGGAGGATTAGATACTGTGGACTCAGAAAGAGATAATGGTGGCGGAACTTTTAGGGCACAATAATGGCATATAAAACAAATTCAATAATGGTATATGACTTACTAGGTGAAGGAGAAATCACCCTAGTTGATGGGCTTGCGTCAATATATTTAGATAAAACCCCAATTGCAAATTCTAGTACTATAGGTAGTGTGCAAGCTATGACAATTACAAGACCTATAACTTCTGGAGTATTTACTTTTCAATTTCCTTCAGGGGTAACTTTTACTCCTGGAGACGAAAGACCTATTTTAGTAGAAGGGGCTTCAAAATCTTCAGTTTTAAGTAGTACTATTACTGGGGCTACATCTACAATAAACGTGTCTCAAGCAAATTTTTTTACTACTAATATGATAGCCTCTCAATCTCCTGGAGTAAGTGGGTTATATCAAAAAATAAGAATAAAAAATGCGGGCGAGATAGACGGAAGTGATTATGTTGGAGAAATAACTTCTGTTATTTCTGGGACATCGGCGACCGTATTCCCGCCAATACCAAGACATATATCTAACAGAGTAGTGACTTGGGATCTTTTTACTTATGGAACAATAACACAAGAAATTGGCCAAACTGGCAACCAGTATACTACGACGCTGGCAACTGTTCCTACAAACTCTACGTATAATATTGTAATTGGAGAAGACACTTCTAGCCTTGGTCTTGAGTATAGCCCAAAGTTAAACTTTAAATCTGTTCGTGTTGCCTATAGATCTGGTTCTGCATCTCAAACACCGATAATAAATATGCCAGGGTATACTAATGCTATATCTGGTAAAGCGTTTGGTACAGAAATTAAACAACATGTTGATTATTGGGTACCAAATCCTACACCTCCAGGAGATGCCGCACAATTACAAAAACTACTAGAAAGATACAGAGTAAAAGGTTATACCGCGTTTAACTATGCGGATAGTACACCCAGCGAAACAACAATAACTTCTGGAATAGATCTAGACAAAGATGCTGATCGTGTTATATTAACTATAACATGCCCTAGCGGCTTACAATCCAGCAAAGCAAGTAATGACGACACTGCTCCTACTGGAGTGACTTTTCAAATCTGGTTTGATTACAAAAATAATCCCGCGGAGGCTTTTACTTCTGTACTTATGTTTGGCCCTGCTGATAGCGATATATCTAGACCAGGTACCTCTTGGATATGGGCAAATCAGCTTAGCCCTTTTAGCTGGAGCTCTGGCTCTATTTACGCAGGCCTCACCGGGCAAAAAGACTCTGTAGATTTTGAGTTTGAATTAAATATTGATCAGTATAAACCATTCTCAGACTGGAGAATAAGAATTAAAAGAATTACTCCAGTAAACTATAGATGGTCAGATAACTGGAAAATCTCTAACTCAACAACCTTAAAGTCAGCGCAGGCATTTATAGATGATAAAGTATCTTATCCTTACAGCGCTTATTGCGCTCTAATGCTAGACGCAAATGAGCATGAGGGTAAACTTCCACAAAGAGCTTATCGTGTCAGAGGTTTAAGATGTGAAGTTCCAAGTAACTATGTAACAAGGGAAGAAGACTTAGCTAATGGCGGTACTGGTGTAGCAAGTTATAATAGAAATGTAACTACAGGAGCTATTACAGGTTCTTACCAAAATTGGGATGGCAACTTTAGAACTAATGTTTATTGTAACAATCCAGTATGGGTGCTTAGAAGCTTACTACTAAATAGAAGATTTGGACTAGGTGAGTGGATCTCTGCCGATAGTATCAATAAATTTTCTTTTTATTCATTAGCCAGAAGATGTGATGAACTAGTTTCAAACGGTGAAGGAGGTTTAGAGCCTCGCTTTGTGTGCGGTGTATATCTAACAGAAGCAACAGAAGCTTATTCTATTATAAAAGATTTTTGTACTATTATGTTTTCACTACCTTTTTGGATTGATGGAAAATTACTCTTAGAAGCCGATAGGCCAAAAGAACCTGTTTATACGTTTACCAAAGGTAATATTATAGATGGTATATTTAATTATGAAAATGTTGGTATAAAAGCTAGACCTAATCAAATAGCTGTTACTTTTAACGATAGTAAAAATTTTTATGAACGTGCTGTAGAACTTGTTGATGACGTAGAAGGCATGGTCACTACTGGCCGTATAATAACGGAAGAAGCTGTAGCTTTTGGCGCCGTTACAAGATCACAAGCTATAAGGTATGCAAAATGGAAACTTCTTACCGCTAAATATAATAATGAAATAATAAATTTTAGAACTGGTGAAAACGCTGGTATGCTAAAACCTGGAGACATTATTAGAGTTCAAGATGCAGATAGATATCGTATTAGGTACTCTGGTCGTGTTCTTTCTGCTACAACAACGGTAGTTACTTTAGACAAACCACTTATATTACCTACCTCCACTAATACGTACAAGTTAAGCTGTATGGTAGAGGGGGATGCTATTTACGTTGCACAAGGTGAAGCAGTGATACAAACAGTAACATATAAAGCTGGAGACATATTACCTACAGGTTTAACACAGTTTACTGGTACTACAAATGGTTTAACAAATGCTTATAATGAAGAAACAGCTGCTAGACTTGTAGATGATACAGGGAAGGCTGTAAAAACTGTTTGGGCTCCTAATATACACTTAGAGACTAGATCCGTTACATTACCAGGAGGTACTTATCCTCTCTCTGTTACTTCCTTAACAGTAAGTTCTGGATTTTCTTCGGCACCCCAAAATGATTTTATATGGGCGTTAGTTCAAGAACAAAACAGCGTAGAAGTAGAAACCGGCAGTAACTTATACAGAGTTATGGGTATAGCAGAAGAAAGTATTGGAGTTTATAGCATAAACGCTGGACTACATTTTAATGAAAAATTTGAAGAATTAGATGAAAATTACACTATTAGTACCCCAGGAAGAATAGATTTTAGGGAAGAAGTCCCTGCCCCAACAAATTTTGCTGCTTCTGTGTCCTACAAGGACTCTAGTATAAATAACTCTGTAGCTTCGATAAATTCTATTGATATTGTACTAACCTGGACGCCACCACAAATTGCTGTGGGAGGAGTACCCGGAAGCACGATATATAAAAATTTATCTAAGTATAAACTTGATTATATTGATTCTATTGGAGTAAGCACAACTATACCATTAGAGTCTTCTTCGAATACATACACTATTCGTGGTGTAAGTATCGGTACTCATGAGTTTATATTAAGAGCAGAAGGTATAGCAAAAAATATAAGTCCACCAGTGTTTACCTCTATACTGGTAGATCCTGATGCTATAGTTTCAGGCTCTGTAAAACAATCTGTAGGGCTTCCACAAGGCGGTAAGTTTAGCGTAGGCCCTAGAGTTGAAGGTAAACTAATTAAGACTTCTAATAATTATACATTTACATCCCCTACGGGAGTCACGATTGATATCGTCGATGGGAAGTTAACATAATGCCATCTTTTACACAATTAGAATTTAGAAATATACTGCCTGATACTGACGAGTCATTTATAGCATATGATGCAAATGACGGCTTTCGCCTTTTTAAAGAGGTGCAAGATGGCATAGCTATATACTTTAAAGAAATTACAGAAGCTACTCCTCCAAGTGATTTGCTACAGTTTGCTGGAAGTGCTACTGTTTTAGGAAGTACAACTGTAAAGTTAGAAAATGTAACTGTACTTAACGCAAACCAAACAGTAAATGGCAGTACTTATACTATTTCAAAAATAGGTAATAGCGACTTTACAACAATAGGAGCTTTTGATAACACTCCCGGCGTTGTCTTTACAGCAACTGGAGTTAGCTCTGGCACGGGTAAAGTAGTATCTAATGTTATTCAAGATGAAAGTATTGTAGCAGGTAGACTTTACAAAATACTTTTCTTGGGCACAACTAATTGGAATACTGCAGCAGGTACAACAGGGGTAACATATAAGGTAGGAGACTGGATAGTAGCAGCCGTTAATGGGGCGGGAGCAGGAGCTGGAACAGGAACTGTTGCTTCAGATTTTTCTTACTTAACTTCTCAAGTTGGCCAAATTATAAAAGTAGGTAGTACTTGGGCAAGAATAAATAAATTTATTGACGAGCAAACTATACAGGTAGATAGACCAGTTACTGCAGGAGCAGTGTACGTTCCTAGGTACTACCCAGATGTGTTATTAGATACAATTATAGGTAAAGTTACGGCGGAACTTTCTCAAGCAAATTTAGTTGCTGGAAACTTTGTAGTAGGAAAAGAGTATATAATTGTTTCTCTAGGGGATACAGCTTGGAATACTGCGGCAGGTACCACAGGCATAACCTACGCTGTAGGAGACTCATTTAAAGCCGCCGCTGTAGGAAGTGGAACAGGTATTGCTGCTCCCAAGTACGTAGTGCTTACTCAAACAGCTTTTGATATTATAGGTGCCTCAGTAGATAAATACTATGAAATTGCTGCACTTGGTAGTACTAATTGGAATAGTATCGCAGGAACTACTGGGATAACTTATGCAGTAGGAAATGTAATAAAAATTGTTAATCAAAACATAATTGCTACAGGAACAGGTAGTACAGTAAAAAGAGCATACCCCGCAAAACCTATTACAGCTGGAAAAACATATCAAATAGTTGAGTTAGGTGCAACAAACTGGAACACCGTAGCAGGAACTACTGGTGTATCTTATGTAGTAGGCTCAGAGTTTAGAGTAGTATCCGTGCCTACCACAGGTAACGGTATAGTATCTTTTTATAATATAGAAAGGTACTATGAAAATATAACTGAAATTGCACAAGGCGACACTACAATAGCGGGTACTTATATTGGGGAACCTAGACTAGATTCTGCCGGTATATTATATACTTGGAATGGTAGTACTTGGGTAGCTGCAAGCTTAAACTCAAGAGTAGTTGACTTAACTGCAACATCTCAGGTATTTACTTATGACTCTGCTGGTACTTCTCCAACCCCCGGATCTGTGACGCTTACAGCTACAGCTTCAAATACTAGTGGTACTGTATTCTATGACTTTCTTGTTAATGATGTTTCTCAGCAAAACACAACAACAAATACTTATGTATTGACAGCTCCTGGCTCTATTGCTAATACAAAAGTAGAAGTTAGAATAAGAGAAGGTACTAATACGTCAGCAATACTTGCAAGAGATCAAACTAGTGTTATTGGAATACGCCCAGGAACCAACGGTAATAATGCTATTAGTGCTTTATTAACTAATGAAGCACATACACTACCAACTACAAATGCTGGAGTTGTAACATATACAGGCTCTGGTACCACTATTTTAGCTTATGAAGGGGCAACTGCTTTAACTTATGCAGCTTCAGGAAATAGTACTTTCTCTGTTACAGCAGCTGTAGGTACTGGTACAATTACTATAGGTACCCAAACTAACAATACTTTTGCTCAACATAGTAGTATGACAACTGATAATGCTACTATTACATATACAGTTACAATTAGAAGCTCTACAGGTGCTACAAGTACTATTACCAAGACACAATCACTAGCTAAATCAATTCAAGGTACTAACGGTACTGACGGACTTAACAATGCAACAGTAACTTTATTTGCAAAAAATACAAGCCCATCTTCCCCTCCCGGAGCATTTACTGGAACGTTCAGGTATACATTTAGTAGTAATGCACTAACAGTTGTTTCTGGGTCACTCAACGGTTGGAGCACAGCAGCTCCTTCACTATCAACCGGAGAGTACTTATGGGCAAGAAGTGCTACATTTTCAGCTAATACTGCTACAGCTGATAGAACTGATGCTCAGTTTACTACTGCTGTTATTGTTGGGGGAGCGGGTCGTAACCCTGGAAGAGTCTCAAACTTTGTAGAGAATGGACTATACTGGACAACTGCATTTGGAGGAACTCCATCAACTGTAGGTGATCCTACGCAAACTACTTATGTAGATGTTGCTGGCGTGGGTAGAGTTGCTCGCGTAAATCTTTCCTCAGGCAATATTTACTTTCAAACCAAAGAGCTTATTTCTCCACAAGTAGGTAGAAAATATCGTGTACGAGTTAGAGCCGTAGTAAATCAAAATGCTACAGGGGGTACACTACGAGTTGGGTTTTATATAAACGGTTTGAACAGCTCCTATGCTCATACTGATCCTGCAGCTGCATCAGATGTAGGGGCTGCTACTGTGGATAGAAACCGTGTACTAACTGACACAAACTTTGTGGTGGCAGATGGGGTTGTTGACTTCGGTGCAATTTTTACCTGTACAGGTAAATCTGCCTCTAGTGCATACTGGCGGCCACGATTTGATATGGAGCGCACAGGGGGATCTGGGGGTATTATTGATATTTACGAATTTACAATTGAAGAAATAGTATCTTTTACAACAGATGTATTTCAGATATTTAATAACGTAACTGATGTACCTGTATTTGACGTGACTGGCTCGCAAATTAGAATGACAGCTGACTTAAACGTTTCTTCTGGTATTACAGTTGGGGCCGCCCGCTTAAAGGTTGGTCTAGAAAGTATTCGCAAAACTGGCGTGGATGGGGCAGCAATTACTTGGGCAGATGGCGTTTCTATTGGTAGCATCCCAGAGTACGTTCTAGATCTCTCAAATCTTGCGCCATTAACTACAGGTGAAGCCTACAGTGTTCTACTTACTGGTGTTACAGCAACAGGGGCTACAGTATACGCAAAAATTATTACTCCTGGCACAACATCAACCGTTTCAAACTCAACAGATGCGGCAGGAGGAACCGGGAACCCAACACGTGTCATGCAAAAAAATGATGTTGCAGATGCTTATGATAATGTGTATAACTTTAATATACAATGTAATGCTATACAAAGTAGTGTTTTTGACAGCGAGGTAGGGTGGCTGACTAGCTACAGTGTAGACGTTACCCCATTTTTCAATAATGGCTCAGGTTGGAGCGCAGGGACTCCTGTTAACTTTTCTAATTATTATACTACTATTAATAATGAAACAGGAAATCCTGTAGGAGTTGGTGATATATTTCCAATATCCTGGACTAATCCTATTGGAAACGGTGGGGCAGGCAACCTAGACTTTGGTATATCAATTACCGGAGGCAGTGGAAATTCGTTACTTCTTGCTAATGTATCCTACACTAAACAAACCTCTTCCGGCCTTAGGACTGCCTCTCCTGCCGGTCAGACTGTAAAAATTGCAGCTTTTCCAAGGAACGCATAATGAATATGATGCCACACCCAGTTTGTGGGTGCTTAAAACATGAGTGGTGCTTTCGAGCTAGTGGACCCTGTGATTGGTGCCTAATGGACATTGAACGCGAGTATGGATTAACACCAGATCCGCGTATGAATGATCCTATTCCAACAGTAGAGGATTTTCGTATCTGGAGAAAACCTCTTCTTGAAGCAACAGACTGGGTGGATGTAAATCCTGCCCGTGTTGCACGGGAACCAGAGGAGTATGTTGCAGCTATACGTGCTTACCGTGAAATGCTGTTTGCAGGTACTGAAAATTATGATGGTAGTCCTATACCACCTATACCAGAACGACCCTAATAAAAAACCCCGGTAGTTTTCACTACCGGGGAATTTTTTATAGAATATCTTTCCAATTGCCAATAGTGGCTGCTTTTGAGTACTCAGTAGGTCTATTCTCAAAGAAGTTAGTATGTTCTACTCCATTAATCATAGCGTCTACCCAAGGCAGCGGGTTCTCTTTTACTTCAAAGATGTTCTTCAACCCAAGCTGATGAAGCCTACGACCAGCAATAAATCTAATATACTGCTTTACTTCTTCCGGGGCTAGACCTCTTAGTTCGTTTCCTTCAAAGCAGGTGTCGATGAAGGCATCTTCAAGTTGAACCATCTTTTCAGCGATAGCATATAGTTCTGACTTAAGCTCATCTGTCCATAGGCTAGGATTTTCTTCGATGTAGGTTCTAAATAGGCGGGTCATACCTTCGACATGCAGATTTTCATCCCTTACGCTCCAAGATACGATCTGCCCCATGTTCTTCATAAGGTTATGCCTAGGGAAGTTAAGCAAGATTGCAAATGAGGAGAATAGCTGCACACCCTCTGTAAATCCTGAGTAAACTGCAAGTGACTTGGCGATGTTTTCTGGAGTATCCATATTAAACTGCTCAAGGTACTCATGCTTTTCCCGCATTGCCTTGTAGTTATTGAACATCTTGTATTCTTCATCAGATAACCCTAGAGTTTCAATAAGCAAAGAGTATGCGTCAATATGAGTAGCTTCCATACTTACAAAAGCACCCATCATCATACGCACTTCTGGGCTTTTAAATGTTGGCAGGTAGTACTGAGAGTATCCACCGGCTACGTTTACATCACTTTGAGTAAAGAACCTAAAGATCTGCGTAATTAGGCGTCTTTCTTGTTCCAGCAACTTTTGGTTGTAGTCTTTAATATCATCAGCAAGAGGAACCTCTTCCGGATGCCATTCTAGCTTTTTTTGAGTTTTAAAGTACTCGTAGGCCCAAGGGTATTTAAAAGGCTTATAGTAGCTTCTAAGTTCTGTTAACATTTATTTATCCTTCGCAAGATAAGCATGCATTTTCTGAGTCTACAGGTTTTGCAAAGTCAAACGTATGCTTTTCGATATTTGTGCTTAGGTCATCTGACCTCTTGTACGCTTCTGATCTTAAGTAGTAAAGGGACTTTAGCCCTTTCTTCCAAGCTAGCAAGTGTATATAATGTAGTTCTTGCTTAGTAACGTCTGCTGGGAAGAATAAGTTTATAGATTGAGCTTGACAAATATGCTCCTGCCTATCTGCGGCCAGCTCTACTACCCAACGCTGATCTATTTCTACAGCTGTTTTAAATACATCTTTTTCCCAATTAGATAGGAACTCTAGGTGACGAACTGACCCTTTGTTAGCCATAATAGATGACCAAGTCTTTTCATCATTCCTACCGTATTTTTCAAGTACTTTTTCAAGCCATCTATTACGTAGCGTATAAGTACCTGTCATGGTTTTTTGATTGAAGATGTTAGCTCTATAAGGCTCCACTCCGGGAGAAGTGTTACCACATATAATACTAGAAGAAGCATTGGGTGCTATTGCCAGTAGGTGGGCATTTCGGACATTTTCATATCCTTTAGCGTCTGGGCAAGGACCTCTTTCGGTGGCTAACTTCTGTGTCTCTTGTACAGCTTTTTCTTTTATATGCTTAAACATCCTGTTATTAATAGCCTTAGCCATTGGTGTTTCAAAAGGAATGCCTTTACTTTGTAGGTAAGAGTGGAACCCCATTAGACCTAAGCCTAAAGATCTTTCTCTGCTAGCGCTATAAATTGCCTTATACAACTGCTCTGGAGCATTATCTATAAAGGACTGAATAACGTTATCTAGCATTCTAATTAAGTCGCCAATAAACTGTGGATGATCCTTCCACTCGTCAAACTTTTCCGCATTTACCGAAGATAGGCAACAAACAGCAGTTCTATTAGAGTCAGTTGCTAGAGTTATCTCTGTGCAGAGGTTACTTTGTCTAACTTTTAGCCCTAATCTTCTCTGGTAGTCTGGTAGCGCATCGTTCATAGTATCGCCCCACACTAGGTAAGGCTCACCAGTTTCTGCCCGATTTTGTAGGATTTTTATCCACAGTTCTCTAGCATCAACGCTTTTTACGGCTTTTTTCGTATGTGGGTCAATCAACTGCCAGGAAGAGTCAAACTCTCTCCCTTCCGCCTTAGCAATTGTAGCTGCTTCAATAATACGCATAAACTTATCGGAAAGTACAATACCTTGGTGTAAGTTTAAGCACTTACGGTTTTGATCTCCAGTAGGCTTGCGAATATCTAAGAACTCTTCAATCTCAGGATGTGAGATATCGAGGTAAGCTGCGTTTGAACCTCTTCTAGTTACACCTTGCGAGAACGCAAGCATAAGTGAGTCTGTAACCTTAATAAAAGGTATTAGCCCTGTACTTTGTGACCCGCTAGATGTGGACACTCCTGTCGTTCGTATTTCTCCCCAGTATGTGCCAATTCCTCCACCCACAGAAGATAGAAATGCATCTTCCGTAAAAGTTTCAGTTATACCTTTTCTATTGTCATCTACATAGTTCAAGAAGCAAGAGATAGGTAGTCCTCTAGATGAGCCACCATTTGAAAGCAAAGGGGTAGCAAACATAAACCAGAGATTAGAAACATACTCATAAAGTCTTTGGGCGTGTTCTTCATTATCCGCAAAAGACATTGCTGCTCTAGCCAGAGCTTCTTGTGGGGAGGTTTCTTCGGGCAGCATATATCTATCTTCTAGAGTTTTTAAGCTAAACTCATCAAAGAGAGTATCTTTCGTAAAATCTAATTTTAGCATTTTGTCCTTTTATACAGTGTATCTTGGGAATATTTCCCGTAGCTTTTCTTTAAGAGGTTGTAGCTGCTCCCCAATAGCATCTTCGTGAAAGGTTCTAAGATCCATCAACTCGTAAGCAAGCATCATACTATCTTTAGCTGCATTGATATTTGTAATATACTTTGCAGTACCTTTTAGTGGTAGGTTATCCATTAGATCAAATATAGAACCATATTGCTCAATTAGCTTAGCTGCCCTTACAGGGCCAACACCCTCTACGCCTGGAACATCGTCGCCCTTATCACCCACCAGGCACTTTAGCCAGATGTAGTCTTCTCTAGATACTGGGTGTTCCCATGTATCGACAGTAACTTCTTTGCGAGTAACGGTAGAAAACCTAGAGACATCTTCCTCTATTAGGAGGTCCCAGTCCGCATCGGATGTAATAAGCCACATCGAATTAATATCTAGCTTACATTTATTTTCTACTAAAAATGTAGCGATATCGTCTGCTTCTACTCCTGGAAACCTAAGAGTGCTTATATTTTCGGGTAGCTGTTCTAGTGTTTTTTCGTAGTAGTTAAAGAACTCAAAGGCTTCCTGCTTCTCTTCCTCAGTTTGGTTTTGATACTTAAGCTTGCGCGAGGACTTGTAGCCGGGGTGCTTAAGCTTGCGCCACGTAGACCCACCAGAGCCGTCAGCAGCTACGATAATTTTACCGCAGTCATAAGATTTAGCAAGACTACGCACTGTCTCTACAAAGCCAGTGGGCATACGGTCAGGACTGCTAGCGTGCTTCCACCTAAACGCTAGGTTAAGAGCATCTACTACTAGTACGTTCTTAGGATCTCTTGGTTCTTCTACGAAACTAGCCATTAAAGGTCCCACTTACTAAATTTATTTATCTTTTGATCAACTCTATTATAGTCTAGGTCTATGCCGTTTTTTACTACGAAATACTGTAGAGCTGCATACACATCAGCAAGCTCTTCCTTTAACGCAGTTTTTAGCTTTGAGTCTTCTGGGTGCTGATTATTAGGGTATGATGCTAGCTTTCCAAGTACTTGCTGAAGCTCGCCCATCTCTTCAACTAACTTAAATATTCCTTTAAGTCTATCGCTCATTTATACTGCTCCCATTCCTTCTCTAGCCACTCCTCAGCTAACATACTATAGCATGACTTTTGAGACCAAAGCAAGTAGTTTTTTATGATTCTTGGCTCTTCATTAATAGATACAAACCACTTACTTCTATCATATTTAAAAAATAAAATAGGTCTACAACTATTAATAGATGCTTGGTGCTGTAGTTTGGTCCACCAGAGATTTAAGTTATTTGTGGTGTTAGTAAGTACTTTGTCAGTTAAAGCACTATCCTTATAGTTTTTTACCTCGATAATAAACTTAGGTTTTTCATGTGGTATATATAGATCGCCTTTTTGGTACTCTAGGGCTCCGGAAGCCGGAGTTCTTTCCCAGGGCATCCCCGTATACTTTCTTAGTAAGTCTCTAACAGCATACTCTCCCCGCTGTCCTTTAGCTCTGGTATCAACCATTTATTAACCTCGAAATCCCGTTCGTTTTTTGAACGAGAACCTTGCTTAGTAAAGGGTGGCTCCAGCCATGACTGACTAAAAATGTATTTAACTTTTCTTCTTTTAGAAGAACCTCTACAAGCTTATCTTTTCCATATTCATCAAGAACGTTAACCATTTCGTCTAAAAACAATACGTTTACTTGTGTTTTAGATATAGAGTTCATTAGCTTTCTTATAGCAAGAAGGGTAGAAACATTTACCCTAGCTAACTCACCACTAGATAAAGCAGCAACATCAATATCTGCCCCTGAATCTGTTAAAAGAACATTTAACTTATCAGAAGATATAGAAAAGTTAATCGTAAATCTTCCATCAGATAATTCAGCTAAATATTCGTTAGTCTGTTCTTCTAAGTCTTTTACTAAGTTTTCTAGTTTGTAAGCAACAATACCGTTTGTTGAAAAAGCTTTTTTGAGTACTTCTAAGATGGTTAACTCTTTGGCTACTGCATCTAGCTTAAGCTTAGCTTTACCCATATCTACCCGATGCTCTTCTAGCTGCTCTTGAAGTAGCACTATTCTAGAGTTATGCTTTTCGGCTTCTACATTACTAGCTATTATTGTCTCATAGCTTTTTACTTGTTTTTTGTACTCTAGTTCAATTTCATTGACACGTTCAGATATTTCATTTATTCTATTGTTAATAGCGTCAATGTCTTCTGTGCTTTTTGGCAAGCTGGAATCTATTTTTACAAGTATAGACTCCCATTCTTGTTTCTTAGACTTATTTTGGTCAATTAAAATATTAAGAGCATCAGCCTCTTTGATTTTTAAAGATATCTCTGACTCTCTATTTCGTAAAGACTCTACTTCTTTCTCGCTGGTTTTTATTAGGTCTAATAGTATGTCTTTATCAATGTCTTGCTCACAAGTTGGGCATTTATCTGATAAAGTCTTCATTTTAGAAATGTAAGTTTTTAGCCTCTTAATCTCTGCCGAAATACCACCAATTTCTTTGCTCATAGAAGAAGTATCTACTTTTGGCTGAGATAACAAATCTTCTACAAAAGATATTTTTTTAAGCATCTCTTGGTAGTGATTATTATTGTTTATTCTTTTATTAATCTCTCGTATATTAGCAGCTTTAAATCTTAGTTCAGTAAGTTCTTGGGTATCTATAGAAAGAGGTTTTGGCGCAGTTACAGAGCTAAGTTCTTTTTTGCTCGGTAAGTTTTCATTTTTCTTTATCCAAGAAGCTATGGCGTCTACCTGAGCTTCTACCTTAGTTACAGATTTACTAGTATCTGAGACCAGCTCTTTAAATAGGGCATGATATTTATCATACTCATCTAAAGCAAAAAGATCTATCAAAAACTTTTTTCTATTTGTATCTGTAGCTGTTAAGAAAAATAAACCTTCTGTGGTGCTTTGATATACTAGGGGCACAAACGTTTTGAAGTCCATACCTAGTTTTTCTTCGATTGTTTTAAAAGTCTCTGTTGCTGTATGGGAAGATATATCTTCCCCATCTTCGATAAGTTTTACTTTTAGTGTAGCTTTTCTAACAACATCTACTAGATACTGCTTGCCGGCGTCTGTAAAAGTTAGCTTTATCCAGTAACTTCCGTCCCCTTCTCTGTTGGGAATATCTGCCTTTTTTACTCCTTTAGAGTTTTTATTAAATAAAGCTTCTTGGATTATTAAGGCAATGGAGGATTTTCCTACTCCGTTTTCCCCAAGTAGCTGAGTTATATTTGCAGAGTTTAAAGATATTTCATTTGTTGGGCCATAGCTAAAGCAGCCTCCCCAAGCTAGATTTTCTATTGTAAGCACTATACTCCCTAAATTTTATTGTGATAGGCGTTAAATACCTCTAGGGCAGCCTCTCTAGAGTCCTCAGGTAAAGCCAGTACATCTTTTAAGTAAAGGCTTAGTTCCTCGTCTAGAGTTTTGTTTATTAAGTTAATAGTTACTTCTGTCTCTCTTTTAACTATTTTCTTATCCAGTAGTTCTGTGTTTTCAACCTTACCTAAAGCAGCCATATCACCTTCTAGCTCATATATAGTATGGTCAAAAAGCGTTGGTAACATATCTTTAGGATCAGTTACATTTTTTCTTATTAGTTGTGGTAGGTTGAATTTGAACCATTCCCACTTAGTTAAATCTTTATCATCTATAAGTAAGTACCCTGTGTCTACTTTATTTCTATGAAAGCTTGTAGTCATAGGTGAGCCAGGATACACAATATTTAACTGACTATTGCTATGAGAATGTAAGTCACCAGCATAGACAATAGGAAAATTACTAAATCTAGCCAGGTCAACCTCTGGCTTGACATGGGGTGGAATCTCTCCACGTACATGAGTAAACACTGCAAGGTTTTCATCTAATTGCTCTATCGAATCTTTCTTATGTAAATCCGCATAGGGCAAGATATTAAAAGGCCCATACTCATTTATACTAGTTTTGGTTATTACTTTTACTTTAGGGTTTAAAGACTCTGTAACTTCTATTAATGAGTCAAAAAATGATTCATGTTTTTTAGTGGACTCGTGGTTTCCTGGGTAAATCAAAGTATCTATTGAAGCTTTTGATACCATACTAAAATATACAGAAAGCTCTGCTAGATTAGGCATTTTATCAAATATGTCTCCACCCACTATATGTAGAGTAGCTTTGTTTTGAGCCTGTTCTAGCTCTTTAGTATAAAGCTCATACCTATTTAAGGCCCAAGCAGTAGGCACGTTTTTCTGGCCTACTTTAATGTGTATATCTGCTGTAAATAATATCATTGCATCCCTTGTTGCGAAAGGGGTGGGAATTACCCCACCCCTTTACATTTATAAATCTACAGGAATTTCATCATTCATACCTTCATTCCCGCCGTCACCAGCTCGAAGTTTGTCAAGGTATTTTTTAATGTCTTCGGGGGTAGACCTGCGAAGAACTTCATCAATGCTAGGGTGCCCAGCAATTTTAGCTTGCATAGCATCAGGTATAGAACCTTTAGACTTGCTGCACTTAAGTTGCTCTAGTACATACTCTACATTGAATGTTTTGGGTCCTGTCTTTTTTCTAACAAAGCAGAGGTCCCAGCCGTCATCAATGTCGGTAGGGTCTCCTAGATCTTCAACAAGGCTTTGAACCTGAGCAAAAAGCTTTTTCTTGTGGTTAAAAATCATGATGTTAGAGGGATCTTTTACATCATAGCAGAGACTTGCGTAAGCCCATTCTGCTTTAAGATCAGGGTAGTAATCTTTTACCCAGTCTTTTTCAACCCTATCAAACTTCTCGGTTTCCCGATTGAACTCTAGGCACTCAACCGGAGATTTATTGCCTTCTCCAGAGGATCCGGGAATCCAGTAAATGTAGCGAGCCAATACGCCGCCAAACAAACGAACCCGATTTTCGCCTTCTCTAAATTTATAGCTGGGGACTTTCTCGCGCTCAGCTTGACCTTTTACTTTGTTAAATGATAGTGCCATGTTGTTTTCCTATTCATACTTTAATAGTACTATGTTGTTTTCAATTTTAATTAAGTTATTATGACTTACATCTATGAGAAGAAGTCTGCTGTCTAACGTTTTAGTTCCTAATACTAGGTAATCTGCAAGACTTCGTAAACTTGCTATATAAATATACTCCACTAAATATTTAGCAGGTACTCGACCTTTATTTTCTAGAAGGAATTTTTCTGGGTTAATAATGAATGAGTCACCCCATAAAAGCTCGGGTGTGTCTACTCTGATTCTTCTATAGTTATCTGGCCAAGTTATATATTCTATTTTTTGTATTATGTCTCTATTGGTTTTGCTTCCTTGGCGAATCTTTTGCCAATCGAACCTAATCATTGTAGCACCTTATACGGTCAAAGTCAAGGTTATTTTTTTAAATGTCTTTGATAACATATCCGCACTTCATAAAATAACTTTTCATAAGCTGTGCTTGCTTCTCTACCGTTCTGCCTGCAAAAAGAGGAAATACTACTACAGGTTTTGGTTTATTATCTGCTACCCTAACAACACGTCCTACTAACTGATCCATTAGAGGTTCATTGTTTATGGGTGTTCCAATTATAAGGCAACTTAAATATTTTTCTGAAATACCTTCCGAAAAAATATTAGTACTTCCGTATAATATTACATTTTCACCAGATCTCATTTTATTAAGCTGGCTTTCTCTATCCTTGGTGGTACCAAGTATTAAGGAGCTTTTTGGAGTTAGTTCGTGCGCTCTTTCTAACAATTTTGTTCTATTTGCTAGAACTAGTACTTTATGCCCTTTACTGGCATAAGAAGCCGCTGTGAGGGCCAGCAATCTTTGGTACTCTTCGCTGTTAGCTAGGTCGTTTACTTTTGCTGCCCAAGATTGTTCCCCGTCTGCAACTCGTATTGGGAACTTGACTCTATGGACTTCTGGAGTTAACCTATTTTCATCTTCTGGCTTAAAAACTTTATTACTAAAATAGTCTGGAAATAAAACATGCGTTCCATCTTTTCTTTTAGCAGAAGCTGATAGGCCTATTTTATACGCAGCATGGTTAGCATCTAATATACTAGAAAATGTTCTTGAAGGTATATGATGGCACTCGTCTACAATAATAGTTCCAAAAGTTTTAATTAGCCTTTCCCTTGGCACCCTTTGCAGCGTTTGAACATTGCCAATAACAAGTGGCATCTTAGTGTCAACTTTACCAGAAGTTATTAAACTAGGTGTAAACCCGTAAACTTTTTCACACTCTGTCACCCACTGCTGTAGTAATGCTAGCGTATGCACTATAACTAATGTTTTTTGCTCTAGCTTTCCTGCTATTGCAAGACCTGTAAAAGTCTTACCCCAAGACACATTTGCATTAATAAAACAGTCTGAATTAACTTGATCGTGTATAGCTTGCTGGTTTACTCTTAAGTCAAATTTAAAAGTAGGGTATTCTTCAAAGTCATAAATACGCTTATTAATTATTGTATAATCTTCAGGTATTAAGTCTATCCTACCGCTAGGCATAGAGAGAACCGTTGGACTAGCCATTCGTGCAGTGCAAAGAACTCTAGGTGGCAGGTCCTCTCTATACTGGGGTATTTTATACGTCAGTTGCTCCATCAGGCTTTTTTGGAGCTCTGGGGATACTTCCAAGAAGATTCGATTTGCTAATACTGCTTTTGGCATATAAATGTTTTTCTGTTAAGTACCTTTTTACTAAGTGACTTCTAACTATGTCATCTACCCCAAACTCAATTCTATCAAATATATCCGATAGTCTTGCTAATATTTCTAGGAAGTCAATAATCCCGCTATCTTCTAGGTCTGACTGCCCACCGTCCCCAACAAACGCTATTCTGCAATTATTGCCTAATCTTGTGATAATTGAGTCAAGTTCATGAAAGTTTAAGTTTTGAAACTCATCTACGATAATAAAACAGTTATCCGTGTTTAAACCCCTAATAAAAGAGGTTGTAATAAATTCAATTTTCTTTTGAGATTTTAAGATGCTATAAGCTTTTGGTTCTTGGTATAGCTGATGGCATAGATCTACGTATGGAGCCTCATACACTTTAGTTTTTTCTTGTGCAGAGCCCGGCAAGAAGCCAATGTTTCTGGTAGGAACAGCACTACGAGCAACTATAACTCGCTCTAGCTGTCTTTTCTCTACCATGCTTAATGCCTTATATAGAGCTAGGTAGGTTTTTCCGGTACCAGCGGCTCCATGAGCTATTAAATTTTTATTTGAATTTAGTAGAAGTTTTTGTCTTTCATTTAAAGGTTTAACTTTACATATTTGCAAGTTTGCATTATTAGAACGCATTATACTTTCTTCCGACTATTTTTTACTGGAATCTCTGAGTAATCATATAACTTCCAGGGAAGATCCTGGTAGTATAAGATTCTAGCAAAATTGTCGACTGGGGGTCTTTCTACAACTATAGGAAAGTGTATGCCATCTAAAATTAGCAAAGAATACAAATTTTTTGGTATTACTTTTTTTATTAGATGGCACTTTATTGTTTGGTATATAGTTCGCTCATACCCAAAAGCAGACCCGGCGCTGTCTAGGTATATAGGATCGACTGTTTTATCTTTTATGATCTCTATCTCATTGCGCCGTAGGCGCTTAATTTGATGTAGCTTATGAGGGCTGAGTAGGCGTCGCTCACCTAGGGTTGGCCTAGAGATATTGCGATCGTCTACTATTACACCATTTACAAATACCAGGCCATCTACCTCTATCGGGTAAGCGTCAATATGAAATACTGGATATGACACTTTTGATAGAGACTTATACGTCCTGATCTTCATCCTCTTCATCCTCATCTTCGAAGTATTTCTCTTCGTACTTGCCCAGAGAATAATCGTCTGCAACGTCAAAATCGCAGCCTATTGGGCAGTTGGGGATACTAAGCCCTCTGTCAGCTTGAATAAACTTTTTGAGATTTGTTTTATAAGTCTCTACTAAGTCTTCTCTTACTTCTGCTAGAACAGAGTCGTGAACTAGCGCAAATATTCTTGCATCAAGTTTACTAGTTTCTATAAACTTTTGCATTTCCATTGCGCCTAGAAGGTTAATGTCAGAAGAAGGCGACTGAATTAAGAAGTTAATTCCAGAACGTACTTCGTGCGCAACAACACCTCTATTATCGCTTTTTACATTTCTAAGTCTGCGCTTTCTTCCAAAGTGACTATAGACAAACCCTTCGGCTAAGATTTTAGACTTATTATTTTTCAGCCATTTAGACAGGCTCTTGAAAGTTTTAAAGTAGTCGTCAATTGTTTCTTGAGCTTCGGATTTAGAAAAGTAAGATCCTTGGTCTTTAGTAACTTGGGTAGAGATTTTATCTGCTCCGGCACCATATAGAATACCGAAAGATACGGCTTTGGCCGCCTGTCTCATTCCAGGGTAGAACTTTTTTACTTCTTCCACACTACAAGGCAAACCAAAAACTTTACTAGCTACTGTACTGTGAAAGTCCCCTCCGGAGATAAACACATCTTGAAGTTCTTTATCCCCGGAGAGCACGGCAGCAATATACATTTCGGCTGTCTTCAAGTCCATTGATACGATCTTGTATCCTGGGCGAGCTTTGATACAACCTTTAACTGCGGGCTCATCTCTAGGAAGCTGCTGCATGTTTAACGAGCCACTAGAGGATAGTCGACCGCTAGTTGTACTATGCAGATTAAAGTTAGTCCTTAGCTTTCCATCTTTATCTAACTGAGGAATGATTTTATCTAGGTACGTATTTTTTATCTTACCTTTCTTGCGGATGGTAAGGATAAGAGCTGGTATTGGATGTGTTTCCGCAAGTTGTTCAAGAACTTCTGCATTTGTGGAGTCTGCTCCAGTTCCTGTGAGTATTCCGGTAGGCTGCAAACGAAGGTAATCGAACAATAGTTTTCGCAATTGTTGGACTGAGTTTGGATTAAACTCGGCTCCTTGGTCTCGTTCAAATCTCTGGACTTCGGGGGAAGCTTTAAGGGTAAGTACTGCACTGTCAATTTCCTTTGTCATGGTCTTTTGAGCTAACTTCAACCTATCTAGGTCAAAAGGAACCCCATTCTCTTGTATTTTAAGAAGAAACTTAGACCCTGGAATTAGCAAGGAAGAGTACATCTTAGCTATTCTTGGATTTTTATCAAGAGCTGCCTTAAACTTAGGATATAGCATAAAAGTAACACATGCGTCTATAGCAGCATAAGGGTAGATAACTTCAAATGGAATTAAACCATAATGGAAGTCACTTTTTAGCACCCCGTTACGATTGCAATACTCAGATATAAAATTACCTAGCTCTGCTTCATAGTCTCCATATTCAGTATACTGTAAGGCTAACTGTTTAAGACCATGTATACCCCTTCTTTCGTCTAGGGCATAGTGAAGCAGCATTGTGTCTTCGTAGTTATGAATTTCCCAGCCCATATGATATTGAAAAAAGGCTAAGTCGAATTTAGCATTATGAAATACTACTTTTTTAGTCTTTATGATTTTTCTAACTAGGCTATCTGCTTTTTCACTGAAGCTATCTGCGGAGATATATGCTCCTGTGTCTGGCGCCGCGCATATAGAGATACCAAGCACTTCTGCTTTTCTAGGGTAGAACCCTGTTGTTTCAGAGTCCATAGCTACATAATCATATGGTTGGTCTAAGCACCACTGCAAATATTCTTCTGCTTCTTCGGAGGTCTCAATACCTTTAAAGTTTTCTTTAGAGTACTTAGAAGCTTTCTTTTTACCGGAAACATAACCATTAATGCTTTTTACAGCGGTTTCCCAGGTAGACTTTACCTCTGGCTTAAAACTAAGCATTGCAGGGTTAAAGACTGGGATAAACTTTTCATCAACTACTTTTCCGCAGTAGTCCATTACCGAAGTTTTCTTAGTAAACATCTTAAAAGGCTCAGAGCCTACAAGGATTACCCAGTCATAATCTTTTACAATGTTTATGTCTAGGCTTACATCTTTCTTTAAGACTTTTTTGAGCGTTGCATCTTCTGTTAAGCTAACCTTATCGAATTTAAACTCAAATTCTTTAAATTGGTTGCTTGATGGCTTTGTTTCTACTATTAGTACTCTGGCCATTCTTTTATCCTTAATGTTTTAATTTGTTCTTTTGTTAGGCTACCAGGGTCAACACCTTCGCCAAAATAGTTTGCTATATTTATATTTCTTACAACAAAGCCCTTAGAATCAATTAGCTCAATTACTTTTGCTGCTGCTGCCTGCCCTGCGGCATCTCCATCAAATAAAACGTGGATCTCAATAACCCCAAGTAACCTCAGTAGATTAAGTTTTTCCTCGTTTATTGTTTTTGTGCCGAAACCAGTCATACAGAAAGTAATACCATTATCATGTAGCTTTAGCATATCAAATATGCCTTCTACTAGAACCATAGTACCAAACTTAGGCTTAGCTGACATAGGAAATAAAGGCGGCGAAGAGTTTGGTGGGTACATCTTATACTTAGGCTTTTCAAAAGCGTCAAAAGACCTAGTGCAAAAATTATTAATCTTTCCAGTTATATCATAAATAGGAAAAATTAATCTATTAGGAAAGTCTTCTTCATAGGTAAAAGCTTTAAACTTTAAATATAATTCTTTAGATATGCCTCTATAATTTTGATCCCAAAATTCAGCTTTTTCTGGTATTTGTAGCCCTACCTGCTCTATACGTACTTTATCAATTTGTTTCTTTAACTTTGTTCTGACAATATCTAAGCTGGATCTCTCTATCCCGTAATGCTTAAAGATATTGCCCTTAAATCCGCAGGAGAAGCAGTGATAAACCCCAGTTACCTTGTCTATTCTCATAGATGGATTTTTATCTGGATGGTCTGGATTTATGCAGCAAATAAGTACATCTTTTCCGCTTGGTACGTGATTTACTTTAAACTTTTGTAATATGTCTATTACATCCACGGTTTAAGTTCTCCACTCTCTTGGTTTATCTTCTGCTTCTTCTTCACTTGAGTCTTCGGATTTTAGTACTGCTGTTTCTGGTCCAATCTTTAAGGTGTCCCAGTCCATAAAAGAAGTGAAGTTTGTTTCGGGGTTTCTTCTATCTTTTGTGCAAGTAAACGTTATTGCTCGATCATCTTTACTATGAGGATCAAGGGTAAAAGCCGCGTCAGCAGAGTCAAGAATACCTTTAGCAAATCTAGCTTCCCCAGTAGCGTCAATTTGGTACGGGCATATAACAGGTATTCCATATTTCTGAGCAATTTCTGCTTTTAAAAATTTAGAAACTTGAATTTGCTCTGTCCAGTCAAAGTTGCCTTTCTTTGATGGCATCTTTGATAACTTAATAACGTTAACGTAATCTACTAGAATTGCGGAAGGTTTAATGAGCGGTATCTTTCTTTCACACTCAGCACGAATTTTAGAAATAGTTAGCTCTGGATCATAAACGATCTCAAACCGTTCATCCTTAAGAGGTAGCTTTATAAGCTTTTTGTGAAAATCTGCAAAAGGTACATGTAAACTATAAGCTTCTTGAAATAGTTCTAGGCCCCCAGAGTACCTGGAAGCCCACCACTTAGCTGTCCTTACTAGCTCATCCGAGTCTAGAGTTCTATTTTTTAACTTTCTAGCTGAAACATTTGCTCCAATTGCTGCCGCTCTTTGCAATATGTCTCTTTGCTTCATCTCAACAGTAAAGTAGATTGAAGACTTGCCTTGTTCGTGCAGCTTAGCCATAATGTTAGCACAAACAAGAGATTTACCAGAACCTCTTTTGCCTCCTAGCATGATAAGATCTTCTGGTGTATAGTTAATTTGGGAGTCAAACTCTGAATTTAACCCCAAAGATATATAGCGAGACATAACCGACTCAGGCTCAAATAGCTCTATAGTCTGCATACTCTCTTCGTCTCCTTGGAGATCGATCTTCTTTTCTATGCCTACAATAATTTCTTGCAGAGCATCAATAGTTTCTGCTGCGCTTTCAAAGGCGACGGAGTCATCTATCAATTTAGATACCCCCTCAAGCACTAACTTCTGGGAGTATTCATTTTTTAGAAAGTCTAGAAGTAGTGCAGGCTCTGTATCTACCTCTACTTGTTCTATGATTGCTATTCTTTGAAGAAGTGCTTTACTTTTTGTATCAAACTTGATTTCTTCAAAAGAAGGAAGCTTATAGAATCTTTCTAGGAAAGACTCTATTTTTTCATATATAGAAAAGTATTCCTGCGGTAGATAGTTTTTTCTAAGAGAGGTCCAAGTGGATATATCTTGCTTGACTAGTACTTGTTTAAATAGTGCACTAGCAAGATCCAATATCCATCTCCAACAAAAAGCGGGACGGAATTTCTTCCGCCCCGCTATTGTACTTAATTACATCAATTAAGCAGCGGCGCTCTTTTTAGCGGCGGCTTTTTCAGCTTTGCCAGCACCATCGTAGTCTTTTGCGCTTACGCCACGACGTGTCAACATAGTCTTAACTCCGCGCTCAGAACGTCCAATCATTTCTGCAAGCTCGGCAACGGTATGCTCTTCTGTTTCGATACCATCAAGAGCATCAACGGTTTTAGCTACGTGCTTCGAGGCAGGGATAGCTTCGATCTGCTTTGCGCGAAGAAGCGAAAGAGCCTTACCACGAACTTCCTGAACGTTACGACCAAGCTTTTCAGCAATGTCTTCAAGGAAGGCGTTCTTTGCTGCCATCTTGATAATGACAACTTCATCTGCTTCAGAGAAGGTACGCTCGTATACTTTCTTCTCTGTGGGCTTTACAGTTTCTGTAAGTTCCATCGAAAGAATCTTACCTTGGATCTGCTTGGCCGAGAACTGTCCTTTAGCAAAAAGGTTGGCAATTTCACCGTATGTGTACTGGCCAGAGTTTTTTGCAAGGAAAACGGAGAGGGCATCTGTTTGCTCTTTGGTAAAAGCAGATGCCTGAGCAGCTACGGTTTCAACTTCATAATTCATTTTACGAAGTTTAGCGGCGACAGAGCGAGTTGTTGTTTCAAGCTCAACAGCTGCGGCTGCTACGGTTTCTAGGGACACAGGCGACTCTTCGCCTACGTAGTTTTGTAGTTTTTCTGTGCGGGCTTCATCCCACTTTGGAATAGACATTTAATAGTTCCTCTATACTGTCAACAATAATTGTGCCATTGGCACGGGCTTTTTCAGTCTTTGCGCTCTCAACTCCAGACTCATTTACTAAGTACTTAGTAGTTTTAGTAACTGTTTCTACAGGAGTAAACCCCTTAGCTATAAGGGCTTCAAAAGCCTGTGCTTTTGTTTTGAACGACTTTAGTTTTCCGGTAATACATACAGTATCACCGCCTTTTGGTTTTTTAGTCGCTTCCCAAGAAAAAGGAAGAGATTCGTAGTCATTAATTTCTAGCCAATATAGTAGGTTGGCCGCCGCTTTAGTACCTAGAGTAGAATTAGCTAACTCGTCTGTTAATTCACTAATATGCGATATATTAGCACAAATTTTCTCTGAGGCAGATTTACCTATTAGCGGTATTCCAAGAGCAGGAAGCACTTCATTTAGCGTTGCGCCCTTAGACTTTTCAATATTTGCCACTAGCTTATTACCTAGCGCAGAACCTATAGCTTTTACTATATTTTCTACGCTTAGAGTATATAAGTCTTCAATAGTAGCAATATTAAGTTTTAAAATAGTAGCAGGTCCTAAGCCGGTGATCTTTAATACTTTAGCAAAATTTTCTATAAGTTTGGCACCTTGTGCCGGACACGTTACATTTCTGCAGTAGAGAACCGAGTTTACGGTTTCAAGCTCATAGTTACAAGATGGACAATGTGTTGGTGCTTCAACCTGTTTCATACTTAGTTCCCTACTGTCCTTAAAGTATAGCCTAGATGACCGTCAAAGTCAATATCAATTTTTTCAGGCTGTCTTAGTAACGCAATTGATGCCATAGAGCTCATTGATAATTTCTCCAACAGCAACAGCAATGTCCTGATGTTCCTTTTGAGTTCCATTGCCAGACCTTAGTTCTACGTAATGAATCCAAGAGCGCAAAGTTCCGGCCATGTAAAGCTTAGAAATTGTATTGCCTTCTGGCAGTACGGCACGAGCTTGTTCCTTAGCTATCCCTTTACCGATAGCCCATGTGTAAGCTTCTTGAGCTTTTTGATAGACTAGATCTTGTTGTTGATTCCACTCTTCTTGCAGTATGTCATCGTCTACCGGAATAGAGTTTTGTCTATTCTTTTTATCTTGCAAACGAGCTTCTCTAGCTGTATACTGATCTCCTAGCGCGGCTGGGTCAGCGTAACGTTGACTAAACTCTTGAAAGCTAAAGCTTCTGTGGCGGAGTATTTGACGTGCAATGTCTCTAGTAGTTGTAATCTCCATACATACGGATACCATCTCAAAAGGAGACCAGTGCGCGTTATCTGCAAGATACTTTAGTAGCTTTGGCGATGTGCTCATGTTATCTTGAGCTGCTGGATTTGATACCTTTGCACAATAGGCTACAAGATCAATAGGTTTACTAAAACCTTCTTCAGCCGGTTGTGAATATGAAATTAGTCGTACTTGCAATTAGCCACCTGTGAATGTTATATAAAGTTGATAGATTAAAGATGCAACAGTTAATGCTACACCTAGTAAAATTTTATTTTTCACGTAACTTTCTTCTAAGTTTGCGATTCTTTCTTTTAAGATCCGCAACTTCTTGCTCTAGCTGACCAATTCTATCAGAATCTATAGCCTTCCAAACACCTGAGAAGATTCCAGCCTTAATAAGGGCTTCTTGTCCCTCGTCATCATACTCTACGGTCAATAATTTCTTTTCTAATTTAGCGTCTAATTTCATCTAATACATCCTTTAGTATACTGAGGTCAAAACATTCTGTATGTCCACCAAACTTTTCGGGGATATACCTATGCTCTTTAAACTGTTCGTGTAAACGTTGCTCTAGCTCATAAACATAAAGAAGTGTCCCTCTTACAATTTTTTGAACTCGGTGTTCATAGATACCAAAGCCTTTTGCTCGGATGTTTACAGCTTTATAAGAACTACCTTTAGTAATGCCTATTTTTATACACTCTCTAAGCCCTGTCTTTGTATTTACTAGAACAAGAACGTAAAGGGTTCCCGAGCTTTTGGCTAGGGTAGGATTATTCTTAAAGGCAGTTAAATTATAGCTCACACTTTCCTTACTACCCTAGGTATGATTTCCCCGGAACGAATAATTTCTACTGAGCATCCGATTTCGAGCCCCAAGGCGCGAATGTATTCCATATTGTGGAGGGTAGCTCGCGATACGACTGCATCTCCCACGAGAACGGGCTCCAATATGGCGACTGGGGATACAACGCCTGTTCTACCGACTTGCCAGTCGACTGCAACAAGTTTTGTTGTAACTGCGCTAGGTTTTGGTTTAAGAGCATAAGCTCCTTTAGGATGTCTTGCTGTATACCCAGCATTTCTGTATACTGAGTATCTATTTTCTCTAATAACAAACCCGTCCGTTGGGAAGCGGGAGATATCGCCGGCTTTGGCTGTTTTGAATCCTGCATGCCACAGTGCTCCTAATGTATCGTAGTACGTTTCTGCTAGCTCTGGCAAGCAGTCGTGCGCTACGATGGTTAAATTTCTGGTTTTTACTTCGTCTACGCTTTTAAGGTTCATTGCACCTGCAGCATAGTTTCTAGCGTTTTCAATAGTGCTAGGGGCTACCAATTCTGCATTAATTTGTACCATCACTGCTTTAGTCGGTAAAACCACTATATTTGGCACGAGGTGCCGTAGCTTATCAGTTACGTCTAACCCCCGAATGCCATCACCTCTGGTAAGAATCTTATGCAGTGCAAAAGTTTCTTCTCCTGGGTTACAAAAGTACGTTAAGGCAATAGCTGCGCCATCAAGCTTTACCGTTTGGTAAGGTTCCTCAAAGTGAGGGGCTTCGCTTTCTTGCCCGTAGTGTACTTTCTGAAGACTGTACATACGAAAATAGTGCAGCTCGCCTTTTACAGCGGCTGCACCTACTTTATTGTACTTATAATTTTTAGCAAGTTGATCAAACTCCTCATCACTAATGATAGGGGTTCCCTCATAGTAAGCCTTGCTTGCTTTATCTAAAAAATCATTTATCATTGTTATAATATAGCACGCTCTTACTTAGAAATCAAGAAGTATTTTTTCTATTCTATGACAGAGTCTTGGGTGTAAATGTCTTTCAACAGCTCGCTAAAGTGTTTTTGTATAGCATTTTTGCTCTCGCCCAGAGATAGTATCTCTAATATAGCTATAAACAATTGTGTTATATTATCTAAATCTAGAGGCATAGATAAGCCGTCTTTTGAGGGCACCCAAATACCCTCAAAATCCATATAGTACTTTCTAAAGTGGAAGTACTCTACATCGTTAAAAACGTTTACGGTTACTCTAAGTTGAAACTCTTCTGTTTCATAGATTAATTTATCATACATGATTTTTTAGCACGGACGCTAGTGGAACGATAGAAGTAATTAAATTAACTTTTACCAGCCTAAAAGAGTCTGTATCCCATGACCATACTAGAAGTGAGTCATCCCCCTCTACTGCGTGGGTTCGTCTTTCTTTTATATATGGAGTGTTAAAATTTAGTGTAACTACGTTATATTTTTGCTTTCCAGAGTTTTCTCCCCGGTAAGTAACGACCGCATCACCAGCTTCTTTTATTTCTTTTCTTGCTTTTTCTTTATTCATTATATCTCCAAGCAGGTTTATGAAAGCTCTTTCATTTACGCCGCCAGGTATAAAAATGTAAAAGGCAAGCATATTTTACTTTACATTTTTACAGTGTATACCAATTTTTGGCCCTAGTCAAGAATAATTTTTCTAGTTTATCTTCGTCAAAGAAATAACTTCTTGCTGTTTTAGATCCTGGAGTTAAGTCAAAGTTTGAAGGCTCAACAAATACACTATTATGTACGTACCAATCTTCAAAAGGTTTATTAACCCTAGGAGCAACATCGGAAACAACTAATGTATAGCCTTTAGACATTATTATTTGCCTAGACTCTAACCTAACCTTCGGGTCGGTCTCAAAGGTATTATGCTCAAAGGTTATAACTCTAAACTGATAGTCATCAAAAGGAATTCTTTTTAAAACCGTTAAAGAGAGATCTTGCGGAGGATCTACATCAATTTGTAGGTAATCTATCATTTTAGGCGCATTACGAGAGTCAAGCATACTCTTATAGTCAAGAGTAGTTGCATCTACCTGTAAACATTCATTTTTCCTAATAGCTCTAAACTTTTGAGTATGAGAAAAATCTATGTCTATCGAAATGCCTTTCCAGTCAAAATCTTTTTCTAATAAGTAAGTATTATTATGTCTTATTGGATCGCTACTACCAATTTCTAGATAAAATCCGCCTTTTGCTCCATTAGTTATTAGTAGTGGAAACAAGTCTTGATAGCACTGTGAATAGTTACTTTCTATATTTTCCATGCCTGGAAAAGTACGTTTAGCAGCAGCAATATCTTCTTTGTGATACCTAAGGTACTCATAAGGTTCGCCAACCCCATATAAGTTTCTATCCATTAGATCATAGAAGTAGGGCTCCATTTTATCGCGTTGTTTATATAAACAAAAAATTATTTGCCTAGCTTCTTCTGCATTACCAATCCACCACGCTGCTACTGCTTTTTGAAATAGTAATTTATAACTAAAGTCAGTAGCGTTAGAAAGACCCAGGCTAGCCATCATATAAGAACTAAACCAATCTTTCTTAGCTTCATAAAATGTGGATAACTCTAAGTAAGGATCTGATAGTTTTGGCTCTAATGTTACGCATCTTTTTAATAGCCCCTCAACTGTGCCTTCTCTACCACCAGCCTTACGAAAGCACCTAGCAGCTCCGCTTAGAGCTAGATATTGGTTTGCTTTATCGTTTATCGAGTAGTCTGCGGCCTTTAGATAGTGTGTTACCCCTGAGGCTAACTGTCCTATTTTTTCGTATTCTCCAGCAAGCTCTATATTAAGAGTGGAAGAGTTAGGATTTTTAACATATTGTTCAATTAACGCTTGCATGCTTCACCAAATGTTGTGGCATTTTTAATATAAATGCGCTATTATCCTGAAAACCAAAACTAATGAGTAAGTCTTCACCTTTTTGAGCTAACCCGCAACAAAACTCTATCTCAGCATCCATAAAAGAAAATGCTTTTGATACATGAACTACTCTTAAATCCTTATCATAATGCACAAATCTGTGCCTATACCTAGCATTTTTACTTCCAAGTTCGCTATTGAACAGATAAACCTCATGAACAACACTTAAGTACCCGCCATTAAATGGTATAACCTGGGAGCTACCACGAAGGTCTGCCCCAAAGAAAAAGGGCGATTCATGCATAGCTACTTGGCTAGTAACGCCATTTTCGTACTTTACTACGTCTACTGGGTGGTGCCATTTAACAAACTCAAAATCTTCTTTGCCTAATACAGGTGCCCAGTTTTTCTCGCAATAGCTAATATCCCCTGCTGGAGCAGGTATTCGTTGCCTACTTACTTCTACTACAGAGTTTTCTTGAACGTCTATTTCAGACAGCTCCATACGTCCTTGACCGTTTGGGGTTGTATCTCTACGAACGCCACATAGATAAAATTTATCTTTTACTTTTATAACTCTACCATCTTCTAGACCTACAAAATCCCACATAGGTGGTTGATCTAGCCCGGAAAAATCTATTTTTGTAACCCATTTAATATTTAAGTTATCATCTAATTCTGCAAACCAATTAAATGTGCGAAGATGATTATCTGCTTCTGGGTGTACGTACTGTAAAGGGCCATATAAGTGATAGAAAGATTGACTCTCGCTATGGTATAGAATATAATTTAATGCTCTAATATTTACATAAATTTTGTCGTTATTATCAACGAAAACAGAGGGATTTGTAACCCCCATACCTCCAGTTTCATTACTGGGGAGTATGAGCTGTTTAATTATCCCTCCGTGGTTTAGTGTTAGTTCCGCTAAGTTCATTGTGCTCCTTAAGCAGGGTTTACATTTACAGATATTATCATTGCGTCAGTTGGGTTAGTAATTTGTCCGGTAATTGTAAAGTTTGTTGTTGTATCTGGTGTTCTAGTGTCAATAGCAGCACCTACTATGTCATTAGTAAGGCTTGTATGTAATCTAGTTTGTCCTGCCGATGATGTCCAGTTTACTCCTCCATCAGTATCAGAGCCAAAAACAGCTGCAATTGGGTACCTATCTATATTTCCGGAAAGAGGGTTAGCTGTTAGGGATGGGTTAACTGCTGCACTTCTAGCGGTAACGGCAGCATTAAGTGGTACTGTTTGGTTTACATTATACAAGTAAGCCCAAACAAGGCATAATCTACTATTAGCAGCAAGCGCATCTCTAGCCGCATCGTAGCTAACAACTACACCTACACCGTCTGTACTTGTTGGGTTTAATATACGCCATAAGCTAAACCTTTGGTCAGTATTTACGCCTATCGGTGCTTGACCCTGTGTAAGTCCTGTACCATTTCTAGTTACTCCCGTAATATCATTACGACCACTTCCGTTAGCTGGTGGAGATCTATGTCCTACCCATAGCAATAGCATAGAATTAGGTTTAGAAGGTAAGTTATCTATTATGCCATCTATAGTTACTGTAAAACCAGATACTGTAGCTATATGAGAACCAACACTATCTAAGCGTACCCTTTTTATACTAGAACTAAATCCATTTAACGCCGGTAACAACATTAGATGCTCACATTTCCACCAACTATAAATTCGTTAGCTACGTGGCTAAATACTGTCATAACTGCATACTGTGCCGCAGTTTTATTAGCTGCGCCTATTAGTCTTAATGTTGTGCCACTAGCAGTTAAACTTACTTGGCCTGTTCCAACTTGTATAATCGTGCAACTAAAACCTACGGCTAATCCTGCAGGCACTGTTACTGCTACTGATCCAGCATTAGTAAAAACTAGTACTTCTCCATTATCAGCAGCTTGTAATGTATATGTAGTTCCTGCTTGGGTATTTATCGAGCCCGAGCTAAGAGCAAAACCAGCGTCTGCGGTTACTTTTTGCGAAAATATTCCAGTAAATAAACTTATAAAATCTGATAAATTAGCCATAATTACCTTATAGTTTAGTCAGGGTTGCGTGTATATCCTGAATAGCTTCCTTATAAAAGGTGGCTGCAAACTCTTGATATTCTGTGTTTCTAGTAACTATGTTCCCATGTAGTACATAGCCCCATGTAGCGCTAAAGTCGCAGGAATATCCCTCTGCCCAGTTGCTAATGTCATTGTGTGGTGCATTAGCCATACGCCACTCTTTACCTAAGTAGTAGAACCAAAAATCTGTTACTGGGGGCCACTGATGCGTTAGGTCCCCGTAAGCTCTACCAGACGCCCAATATGGGCATATAATTGTAGCTTTGGCGCCGGGCTTAAGCACGCGGTATAGTTCGTTTACGAACTGAATACGTTGTTCTTGGGTCAAGTGCTCTACAAAGTGAGAAGTATGCGCCTCTTCAATAAAGTTGTCTGGAAAAGGCAGTTTTTCAACTCCTACCTTACATACGTAATCTACTCCCGGAAAGGCAATAGCATCAATACCAGTAAAACCTTGTTTTTTATTAGGCCCACATCCAATATCTATTTTCACCAGTTTATTCCTGTCGCTTTATCATAATGACCCACTAGCACGCTGCAATCAATGGCACAGCGATGCCCATGTTTTCTGGCCTCTTGCCAGAATGTTAAATCTTGCGTTCCCATACCATCTTTGTCACACTTAGTTACAAACCAAGGTTTTGGCAATGTTTTAAACACTGATGTACGCCAAAGATTAAATCCCATACCAGTTCCACAGCACTCTACTAATTCTCCTGGAATTGGCGGCTGCGGCCGGAAGTTTAGGATAGGATCTTTAGGATCTCCCCAAATTTGAGGTACTCCACCCTCTCCTTTGGTCCAGTATAGACCACCAATACACGAGTATTCAGGGTGTGCGTCCATCTGTTTAATTAGCTGCACTACCCCTTCTGGAGGCGGTGTATTATCGTGTTCTAGTGTGAGAATATATTCCCATTGAGATAACTCTGGGTGACCTATAATTTGCTCAATTGCATTGTTGTAGGCATCTCCTACCTCTTGCCCTAAAGCAAGTATTTTATAATTTGGTTGATTAGGTGGAAATATTAGGCCCCAGTGACTTAAAGCTACCTTTGTAGGAATATCATAAGCCGCTGGCATAATTACTATAACTCTTTGGTTTTTCCAAGTAGCTCCTTCCATAATTCTATGGAAGGAGTCTTTGATGGATTCATTATGCCTACCAACACCAACACCAAGTAATTCTGGCTTAGTGTGGGTATCGTGTGTACTATACATTATTGGTCACCTCTTTCGAACATAATTATTGGACGTCTAATATCATTGGATGATATACCTCTTATACCGCTCATCGCTATAGAAACTCCAAGCGTAGAAGAAGTAGTTTGGTATACGCCCATCCCTTGTGTAACTTTAAATGAAGCGTTACTTGCAACACCCAAGCGACCAGAAAAAGCAGAGTTAAGTTGAGAAACTAGTAAATTGGAGATGTTAACGTTACCACCACCACTGCTTGTAGAGGACCTAAAGGCTACAAAATAGTTATCTGCAGGAAGTGTAGTTGTCCAACCAAATGTTACAACCCTTGGACCAAAATGTGAAACACTATTTGCAGTACCACTATGTACTACTGTGGATAAAAATCTTGTCATATACGTTGAAGTATACGCAGAGCCCGTAGTTGTTTTATAAAAACCTATGTCTAAAGTTAGACCTAAAGTTCCCGTAGAGTTAGTAGCTCCTGTAAATTGAACAGGGAATGCAATTTTATCAAAAGCTACATCATTACGAAACTGCATAGGTTGAAGGTAAATAGTATTATTACCTACTTGTCCAACTACTCCAATTGCATTGTCGTGTGGTAAAAATCCCTCTAAAACAATAGGTTGAGTACCTGTGATGCCTTGGACACCTTGGATACCTTGAGTGCTACCCGCTAGGCCCTGGATACCTTGTGCCCCTATCCCAACTGTGCTTGTGGATAAATCTTGGAATACCCAACCATAGCCTACTATAAATGTTAAGCTAAAAGAGCCAAAATTAACGTTACAAGTTAGATCTTCTGCTAAATTTCGTATATTATTAGTATTTCTATTAATAATTAAATTATTCGTACCCCAAGTACCTTTAGGGTCATGGAAGTTTATTACCTCATTTGCAGCAGGAGCAGCTGGTAGCGTTGCTGTAAAACCACCTGCACTAGTGTCACAAGCGTATCCATTTTGCGTAACTGCTGAGAAGTTTGCAGTTTGAGTCGAGAACGTCATACCCCCGCCGCCACCGCCGCCGCCACTGCCTGAAGGCCCTTGAATGCCTTGTATACCTTGGACTTGTATGCCTTGAGTACCCTGTAGACCTTGCGTACCTTGAATACCTTGAGTACCTTGGACACTTATGCCTTGAGTACCCTGTAGACCTTGCGTACCTTGGATACCTTGCGTACCTTGAATACCTTGCGTACCTTGGATACCTTGCGTACCTTGCATACCTTGCGTACCTTGGATACCCTGCGTACCTTGGATACCTTGCGTACCTTGGACTTGTATACCTTGGATACCTTGGATACCTTGGATACCTTGTGTACCTTGGATACCTTGAGCACCTTGTATGCTTATGCCTTGCGTACCCTGAACGCCTTGCATACCTTGTATACCTTGAGTACCCTGAACGCCTTGAGTACCCTGAACGCTTATACCTTGAGTACCTTGAGTACCTTGTGGGCCCGTAGGTCCAATAGATGATACATAAAGTAATATTTCCTGGTTATTGGAAAATCCTGTAGTTCCTGACCCACCAGATGATACAAATGTAATAGGTATAATAACATAGTTACCATCTACTTGAGTAACAGCGCTATTTACAGTAAACTTTTGGTAATTTTGGTTAACGGCAAAATCTTGCACCAGTACTGTATCGTTTGGCTGTATAAGTCCAAGAAAAGTTTCTACATCAAGACCACCGAATTCAACATGGTCAAAATATAGAGTAGTAGAGCTTGTCTGTGCTGCAAAATTACTATAGATTAAATGATGTGAATTAGGACTTGGGGGTGGTGCATTGTTAGATACTTTCCATCTACCTAAAATACCGGAACTATAGCCCGAAACACCGCTATTACCTTGAATCCCCTGGGTACCTTGGACACTGCCAGCTGTCCCCTGAATACCCTGAACACTTATACCTTGAATACCCTGGGTACCTTGTAGGCCTTGGATACCTTGAACATTACCCGCCGCACCCTGAATACCTTGAATACTAGTGCCTTGAATGCCTTGGACACCTTGGATACCTTGAGTACCTTGCGTACCTTG